ATATATTTGATCTATACACTACGGGTAGTATATCCATAGCTAATCCATACGATTACATTGAGGATGAATATCTATTGAGGGGGGATGGTAGGGATGAGTTCTTAATTTCATTTGCACCCACCGACAGTCCCAAGGACAAGGTGGAATACACCTTCGTAATCCAAGACGATAGCAATGATGTGAATATTGAAGTTCGATCTGAGAATATTAAGACATTCTCTTTGATTGAGAAGCATATAGTCCCATTCATGGATGAAATACCATACGGTAAGACATATTCTGGAAAGGTGGGGGAAATTGTTAAAGAGATTTATAAAGAACTTCTTGGAGATGATGCAGTTAATGAGGGGAAATGGGAGGATGGTGATATGGAGATTTCATATACTCCTCCATTATCATTCAGATATTTAGATCTCGTTCATTATCTCATGCGTTACTTCTATATGAAGGATGGAGATCTTCACGTAAAGGGTTTCATATCCAAAGATGATGAGGGTAAGTTTCAGTTGCAGTCAATCGCCAAATTGTTTGAGGATAATAAAAAGAATCTCATGGAAGCCTTCGGTTTGGGAGATTTGACAGATGAAATTGAATTGAATAACCCCAATAACCCTCCACCCGATGGAGAAGTTGGGGAATATATAGGAAATCTCAAGAATTTATCATATTCAACTCCTCTATATGGATGGAATAACAATTATTTTATAAATTCCATGGTATATGGGTATGATTCCATTCTAGGGGAACATAAGATCAGGAAGTTACTTATTGATGATGTTCAGAAAAAATGGGAAAGTAAGTTCGTGGAAGTGTTTAAGTCTAAAGGTGGTAAGCCGAAAGCGTTCCTAGTTAAAAATAAAACAACTTCTAAGAAATTTAAACATTACAAATCTCCATATCCTGTGGAGGATACGTTGAAATTGGTGGAGGCTGAGATATATAACCAACTTACATTCTACAATTTACAATGCTCTTTTAATAATTTGGGAGACAGTCGGAGAATGTCGGGAAAGTTCATTGATATATTCAAGACGCAGGATGATATCACCAAATCCGACGAGAAGGTTCTCGGTAGATGGCTGGTAACTAAGATAAATCATGTATTTTTGGGGGATGCTTACTATAACGAGTTCTACTGTTGTAAGACTTACGTTGGACCGAACTCTAATATCAAGAATGATGGCGATTAAATATAGACATGCAATCATTTATTAAATTTTTTTATGAAGATTTTAACGATCTAGGTAAATTGTCTCCCGAAAAATTGATCAGGGGTCAAAGGTTAGATCCCAGTGAGGTTGATAATTTTAAACAAGTCGATGGTCGTGTTTTCTATGATGCCCTAAAGCAAATCATCCAAAATGATAACTCTCGGGCTAATCCAGATCATATTTCTCACAAATTTTATAAAAACATAAAAGATAGTTTGTCGGTGTATGATATTTCTGATTATAAAAAAATGCGATGTTTTCTAGGTAAAAATAATTCCAGCGGGTTTGTTTTAAAAGATGGGGATGAGCTTATTTCTGTATTTTCTTCTTTAAATTCTTCTGGTAGTGCATTGGTCAAAGATGCGATGAAGGAAGGTGCTAGGAGACTAGATTGTTTTGCTACTCAGGATGAAAATGGTAATATTCAAAATGAAGGATTGGTTAAGTTGTATGGCCGACATGGGTTTCATATTGATGAAAATATGAATGATGGAACTGCGGGGGAGGCTTATGCTATTCAAAATGGTATTTCATATTTTGTGGATGAGTCTGGTAACGTAGAACCCAAAAATCCTATGGTGGTGGTGTTCATGAAAATATAAAAACTAGAGTATAATGGCTATATGACAATTTTTTACCCAAAAAAATACAAGGGGAATCAAATATTTAAAGATGATTTGAATGTATTATATTATGATGACATATTGATTTTATACAATGATGGATTTATAGACACTTTCTCTTTGATAATATCTCACTGTGATAATTCAGAGAAGCTGAATTACGAAATCTATTATGATGATAGTAAACATACGATGACTACTAATATAGATTGTAGATACCCATCGAACAACATTAAACAATTATTAAATTGGTTCTCTGGTATGGAGGAACATATTACAACTTCGTAAAAAGAAGAAATCGGTAAAATCTTTAAATATAAATATGAGAAATTCCGTAGAAACCCTCCGTGTTATTTGCTTCACCCGAGAAGATCTGGAGAATGTTACCAATTTGGGAGATGCATTCTCGGACATTGAGATTGATTTCATGGTGGAGTTTAAGAAGATTTATGAACTTGGATTGGGACAGCTTGCGAAGTTTATCGATAAATTGGATGAGGAAGGTAAAGATCTAGATGTATACACCATTCAATATTATGTATACCTTCTATTGAATGGACCTTTGGGGTCACATACTAAAGAACTTTCAAAAGATAAGCAATATTTTTCCAGTATTCCGAATTCATTAGGATTTCCCGGCAACTTACAGAGCATATCAGCAAATACCACATCCCTAGAGGGATATGCATACCCCCTAGGTTGTGAAGTTGGAATGTATAATAAATTGCCAGCATTCTTTCAGAAAAATATAAAAAATTCCACAGATCAAACCGAGGAATTATTTCGATCCAGTGTTAGATCATCAACTCTTATAGATAATACCCTTCCTATAGCCGATAAAGCCCCTCAGAGTAGATATGATGAGGAGTATTTGGGGTTGTGGGTAACTAAGTCAAATGCTAGTTACATGGTCAAAGACTCTTATTTCTCTGCCGTGTTGAATAATGTGAGTTCTGATATATTCGATGGAGTTGAAGAATTCTTAGGTGATGAAAATTTCAGAATTTATACAGATAGGAAAACATTCACTCAATTCTCGGATGAAAATGATTCAGTTGCTATTAATAGTAAACAGGAGAAAAAAATCCAAGATGGGGAAGGGGAAGAGATAATCAATCTAGATCTTATGGGTGAGGTATTCGACAGCGTAGAACGTAGACAGAGTGTTCTCAAAGTATCCAACCCTGAGAAGGACAAGGAATACTTATTAAACAGCGTAGAGGGACAATTGGGTAGTTAGATATCTACAGTTGGGGGGTCTATTGTGTCGTTTTTTTTATCATCGGTCTTATTCATCAAAGCTTTGATGACATCTTCGCGTGATACGAGGAATCCAGAATTATCTTTCTCATTTTTATTATTCGCTTGAGCATCAATATTCATCTGAGTGACTTCCTTTTGAGTTATATTTTTATTATCTGCGATTTTTTTCTTTTGTAGAAAATCCATGGCAGACTTAACTGCATTAGTTAAAGTTGCAAAGCTTTGCATTTCTTGGGGGGTTTGGATAGTATCTTTTAGGTGAGTCATAGTATCTTGGGAGTCCACAATTAATTGAATAGCTCTTTCGCGTAGAAAGTCATCCAACCCATCTTCGGATATTTCAGGATACACTGATTTCGGCTTACTTAGCCCCTGTGATTGATTTTTGATCTGAGATATAATACTTTCAATATCATCATCCACCCCACCATCTTCACTATAATAATCACTCATTTCCATTATTTAACTTGATTTTTGTTTATCACAAGGTAAGATAAGGGAAATGACTAATCTAGATTCATCTAATATTTTAATCACGGGAGGCTCGGGGTTCATTGGAAGCAATTTCATCGAACTGATATCTTCAAAATATGGAAATATGCATATTGTCAATATAGACAAGGAGGGAGTTGGATCTAGAGATTTAAGAGATTTAGATTTTGGGAGTAATCGGTATACGCACATTTCCACTGATATTAGATCGTTAGATTATATGTATTTGGGTAATTTAACTTTACCAGATGTGAAATACGATTATGTGTTTCACTTTGCGGCGGAGTCCCATGTGGATCGAAGTATTACAAGTCCGTCGGAATTTATTTCTAATAATGTTTTGGGTATGACCGCTCTATTAGATTATATCAAAGATCATCATCCAACTGCTAGAATTATTAACGTCTCAACAGATGAGGTGTATGGCCATCTGGAGGTGGATGGTGATCCATTCACTGAAGAGTCCCCCATTGCCCCCAGAAGCCCGTATTCAGCGTCCAAGGCATCTGCCGACATAATTGCCAAGTCATATGTCGAAACATATGGAATGGACATCATAACGACAAGATGTTGTAATAATTATGGAGCGCATCAGTGTGATGAAAAGTTTATTCCTACTGTCATTAGAAATCTGGTAAATGAAACTAAAGTTCCTTTATATGGAACGGGGGAGAATGTCAGAGAATGGATTCATGTCGATGATCATAATAAAAGTTTGTTAGAAATCTGTGAAGTGGGGGAATCCGGTGGAGTATATAATATCGGAAGTGGGGTGGAAAAGACCAATCATGATATTATCGGGGAAATTATTAGATATATATTCCCCTATTTGTGGGCATTTCGCTGTGATGATTATATTGAATATGTGGAAGATAGAAAGGGACATGATTTTCGATACGCAATTGAATCTTTATACTATAAAAGAAATTTTAAGTTGACTTCCTTCGATGATGGGTTACAATCAACTGTAGAACATTACAAATTGAAATATGGTAAAAATAACTAAAATTGAAATTCCCGAAGGCGCACTGGTTCAAAGTGCTGATTCCGTCGATGAATATAGGGAGTCTTTATTGGACTCACTCTTCACATATAGTGATGATCATCTATCCCCCAGTTTGGGGTATTGGGCGGCGGGTATTCTCATCGAAGACATTGAAGTCGGTAAGCCTTTACAAATGATGAGACATATTAGGAACGATGTAAATGTTTCTGGTCTATTTCAAACTTCTCCAATTGTCGAAATTGGAGATGGTTATTTCGCGACTAAAAACAGTATTTATAAAATTGAGGAATATGAAGAAACCGATGAACTTTAAAGTCTTTGACACGGATAGTGGTCACTACATTTCCCACACCTTCATAGGTGAAAATGGGAAGGTTTATGTCTTCGATGAAATGACGGGGGATCTGACTAAGGATAATACTGATAATTATATCATCGAATGGGAAGACTGTTCGGTAAATACAGGTGAAAAATAAATTTATGACACATATAAAGCAACAAGTAATAAAAGCTAGATTGGAAGACGGTTTGACCTATTCCAAGATTAAAGACATCTACGGTGTCGCAAAATCAACAGCACAAGATTGGGTTAATGCGTATCAAGAAGACGACGGCTCCAATTCTGGTGATGTCGTAGTTGGTTACGTGAATGAAAATATCCAGCGGACTAAACCTACTCGATTCAAGAGATCTGAGGAGGAAGTGTTGGAACTTATCAACAACCTAGCCCCAATCAAGTTACCTACTCCTGTTTTCGAGAATTCAAAATCCAAACTAGCGGACTATGCAGTAGTATTCTCAGATCTTCACTTCCCTCTGCAATGTGAGAAAACCGTGAATATTGTTTTGGAGACGATTCGCAGAATCCAACCTAATACAATTGTTATTAATGGTGATAGCTGTGATATTCTAGCTCTTTCTAGATTTCCAAAGGATATCAACAAGAATTATAGTCTTCTAACTGAACGAGAAGAGTATCATAAGTTCCTGCATCGCTTAATCGAAGCTAGTAATGGTGCGAAGATATATGAAACAAATGCGAATCACTCATCTGGTGGTCCAGAATCTCGTTGGTTGCGTTACCTATCGGAACGTATTCCAGAACTTGGATGTCTTCCTGAAGTGATGAAGCATCTAACATACGAAAATATATTTTTGGGGGATTTCCAGAAATACGTAGAAGTCGTAGATATGGTAGATCTTAATGGTCTTCATATTCTACACGGAACTACTGTTCGTAAAAATGCGGGATCTTCTGTTATGGGAGAAATTGAAAAATATAAAGCATCTATTATGATGGGACATGTTCACCGAGTTGGTAGTGTGTCGGTTCGTCTTCCCGGGATCGGTAAGCGAAAAGAGGCTCAATTGTTCGGCTATGAAATCGGATGCTGCTGTGATCTTCGTCCTGTGTATTGTTCTTACCCCAATTGGTCTAATGGATTCGCCATTGTCGCTTTGGGAGATGATGGGTTCGGAGTTGAACTCGTATCCGTAGTAGATGGTAAGGCAACAATATCCAGCCTAGGAGAAACCTTACATGGATAAATTCTGGATAATATGCTTCCTCGATATCGTTAAATAGGGTAATGCTGATTAAAATATTACTGATGTTCATAGCGATCCCCATATTTATATGTGAATCCGCGACAACTTTCAACGAAAACTTCGATACTTCGAATTCCTACCCTTCGGGGTGGGATAGGAGTGGGGATACCGCCGTTCTTGTTGATAGTTCTATAGCTAGAAGTGGGTCTAATTACATATCCATGGGAACTAGAGATTCTAACAGTGCGACGACTCCGATGATTGACCTCACGGGGGCGACAACCTCGACAATCTCTTTCTATTGGACTACTACGGGAACTTACGTCTCTGCTCATGGTCGCTTTCCACAGATCCAATATAGTAACGATGGAAATACTTTCGCCACCATCGGGACTATCAGTGTGCCATCGTCTAACTCTTCTAACCCAAGACCTTATACATACTTCACTGAGACTATTGAGTTAATTGGTGGTTATGCGTTTACCGCTAATAGTGTGTTTAGGGTTGTGGGAGATAATGACGTAGGTGGTGGAAATGCCCCCCTCATATTCGATGACTTCTCAGTGACTTCAAATGCTATCGGCGTCCCAGAGCCTTCATCCACTGTCATGCTTATCATCGGTGGAATGATGTCAATGATTCGTCGTAGATAAATAATATGATGATAGACTTTAAGACATTTTTAGAACGCAGAGAAAGAAATCCTCTAAGAAAGCGAGAGCTGGAGGATTCCGATCGTGTCGATAATAAGGAATGGGTCGATGATTATATCGAGGGTAAATCTAAAGAAGAAATTGAACAAATAAAAGCTGATCACCTATCCCCCACAATTGGAGAAGAACATAAGCTTCTTTTTAACCGATCAGGAGTTAGAGTATACACCGATAAATACGTGACAGTAGACCATGACGAAGGATCGGAAGTGTATCGTCTGATGCTGGAACATGTCAACATACTTCTCGGGCGAAAGAATACGACACACAACGATGGGTCATATAGTTTTAGAGATATTTTACCAAATAGAAAACCAAAGGTTGTTATAACCGACTTCGCCCGTAATCCAATTGCTAGTGGGGTTCGTGAGGCGGCTGGATTTTACTACCGTAAAATCATTTTCTTAGATCAGAATAGTCTCGATCACAAGCATTTATTGATCCACGAATATGCCCATTTTCTCGCATTTTCCATACCAGCAAGGAGTAAAAAAATACTAGAACAAGCTTATAAAAATCTTCTAGATGAATATTATATTATGATCAATAAGAAAAAGACTCGTAGAAAAGCATTGGAGGGGGATAGAAACGAGGGGGAGCGTGTGAAGGTTGCGAAATACTTGGGTCTTCCAAGTAGTTACGCAGCAACCAATTTTGATGAGTGGTTTGCTGAATTTATCTCACATTGGAGATCCTTCAAGCAGAAGCCTCAAACTAAGGAATGGTATCGGATGAAGCAACTGGTAAAAAAGGTCTTGTTTTCCTTATAAACTTATAAAATATAATAGACATGGAATACAGTAAAAATAAAAAATATAAATTATAAAAATGAAATACGAAGGAACAATTGATGGTTATTCATTCATCTCAACGGATGAAGATGTGATCGAGGTTTGGGAGAATATGACGGAGGATCATCCATTCTCATACATCTACCTAAGAGAAGGTGGATTGAGGGATGAGAAGGATTTTCACTACGAAATTATGGATTGGGTTGCACATAATAAAAACTAGGATATACTGTGGACATGAAATACAAAATACGCGGGATCGGTGGGGATTGTAATAATGGGTATTATATTACTGATAGTGAAAAATCTTCTACTCAATATATGCACAAAGATAGTGGACTATTCCACCCAAGTTGTGGGTCGGAAAATTTCTTCAAAACAAAAGAAGAAGCGGAAGAGTGTCTAATCAAATACGGATATATGACAAAAAATAAATTTGGATTTCCTGATGACTACCCTCAACCTCCAGAACTTCCGAGAGGTAAGAAATATATTGATCGGGGATGGGGCTGGAGATGTGATAGGAGATGTGAAATCGTAATAGCATCAAAAAATAAGAATGGTTGGGGTAATCCAGTCTCCCAGGCTGGAACCGCTGGACTTTCATTTATGTATTATCTAGAAGTCGTGGATGAACCAATTGAAAAAATGAAAGAAAAGACTATTGCACAACAACTAAACATCACTAAGTTTCCCTTTATCATCAAGGATGACAACGGATGGGAAACCTATTATGAATCCTCAAAGGGAAATTGGTCGAGGCATGAATACGATACTAAAGGTAATATAACATACTACGAAAATTCTAGACCATATTGGGTAAAAACGGAATATGATGCTGAAGGTAAGCAAACATACTACGAAAATTCGAGGGGGGATATTGTCGATGATCGTTCTCCGATCACTTCTAAAATGAATGATGATATTGAAGTAGTGAAGAAATTTATCAATGAATCCACCAAAGCTCAGGAAGAGTGTTATAATACTCTTACGAAAGAGATTAACCTCACTGAACATGGTAATGATTGGCTGTTTGATTATATCTACAATGATGGTTTATCATATGATTCTTGGGAAGGATATCTCAAAAATTATAACATGAAACCTGATAATTTATTCAAATGAAAGACAGAATATCATAAACACTATGAAAACATTTTTACAATTTTTGACCGAGGATCTGTCTCCTGAAACTGTGGAAGCTCTTGGGGGTTATGAAAATTTTCCTCCAAATCAACCATCTCCAAATGAGGAGGAGTATTATGATAATATCGAATTTCTGGACTTTAAGCATTACATGTCAGAGCAGATTGCTACCGTATCAGAATACATTGCCTCTCAGGGCATCACAGAGCAAGATCATATCAAACAAGCACTTAATGACGCATTTATGAAACCCGAGATTCAGAGGGCATTCCGGCTTCATTATGCAACCCAATTCCCCGATAAAGTTAATGAAAAACGATAATAGACCGTTTGGAGAACTTCCCGAGAGTGACTTGTCATATGAGGAAAAGGGTGCTATAATGACTTTGTTAGAAATCCCGAAAATGTCACAAACCAATCAAGATAAATTTTCCCAATGTCGGAAGATGTCGGAGATTATTTTAGAACTGACTAATAGGGGGATAATCACAACTAAAAATAATGAAATGACTATTAAGTTACCAGAAGAGAAAGATAAAGATTTTTGGGAAGTGGAAACCTACGACGATAATGATAATCCAATTTATACATCAAAATCTACATATGAATTGGAGGAAGATGGAAGTGGTGCTTATCAGTGGAGGATTCATCCCAAACTTGTTGATATGAAAATCATTTGGGTTAATGAGAGTGATAAAGATATCAATTTTGGAAATGAAGAGTGCTTTGATTCCATGGAAGATGCTGAAGAGTATTTCCGAGGATTAAATGCAGAAATGCTTGAGCAAATTCAAAAGGAATTATATTATGAGTGAGCAGTGGGAAGGCGGCAAGGGGGACAAAAATCGGGTCGCGGATCATAAAGCGTTCTGCGATAATTATGACTTGATTTTTAAAAAAGATATATTACCATATGCGACGGAGATCTTGAATATTGATCCAAATCTGAAAAATATAGAAATATTAAAAGAAAAAGAAAAAGAAAATGACAATTAATCAAATTATAGAATTTGTGGAGTTTGATCAAAGTGTAGAAGGACTTCGAGAAACCTTGGAAGAATTTGCATCCGATTCGTATATCATGGGATATGATGATCGTAGGATTGAGGAAGAGGAAGAACGCGCCTATTATGCTGGATTTTCCGCATATGGTAAGAGGGAGGATTGGGAGTGATGCGGAGAATCACCATTTTTCCCAAACTGGCTACCACAGGGTCAATGCTATTGTTGTGAATGCGCTTGTGAATATTGGATGGAGGAAGATGAAGAGGAGGAGTGATGGAAAAAGTTAAAAGATATTACGCTGGAATTGGATCGAGAAGCGTTCCGACTGTTATTACCAATCATATGACCGACATTGCAGGTCAGTTGGAGAAGGTGGGGCTTACCTTAAGGTCTGGAAATGCGGCGGGGAGTGATCAGGCTTTTGCGAAGGGAGTGGAGAAAGCTCAAATATGGCTACCCCACCATGAATTTAATTACGACGATAGGAACCCCAATCATGATTATAAATTGGTTGGATATGATGATGAGGAAGCTATCGAATCAGTATCTAAGTTTCACCCTAAACCTTCGGCATTGGGAGACTTTGGATTATCGGCGATGGCACGAAATTTCAGACAATTGATGGGATTAAATGAACCCGATTCGGAATTCGTTATATGTTGGACACCGGATGGTAAAGATTCGGGTGGGACGGGTCAAGCGATTCGTATTGCCAATCATTATGATATCCCCGTGTTCAATTTATACAATACTGATGCAGAAGAGATCATGAATCAGATTTGTTTCATGGAAAGAATACGAGAAGGGGGAAATCCTTGGAGTAGTAAAAACTAGGATACAATAAAAACATGAATTACGAAATTTTAAAAAATAGAGAGAAGTTCCAAGAATTTCTTGAGTGGCTACCGGACTGTAAAGAGAACGAGCAATTTTATATTGCACTTTTCTCCAGAAAAAAATATTGTCCCGAAGTCCCTTGGATCAAAAGTGATAAAGCGCAGCTTAAGCGAGGAACTTCAACCAAAGAGAGATTGGAGCAAAAGATCATGCAAATGGAATGTGCTTTTGGATCTTATAAGCATGGGGAAAATCCTGTTCCCCAAGAATCCTTGGCATTATACATCTCAACCAATCCAAGGGATCTATGGAAGGCTACAATACGCTCCATAGGAGCTTTGGCTAAGGTGGTGGAGTGCTATGGTCATAATTCCAACCCTCATCAGGAAGTGATGTCTGAGATTCAAAGAACGGCTGGAACTAGAAAATACATCACATTTGATATTGATGAGAAAAATGATAAGCTTCTGGAAGAAGTGATTGGTATCGTGGATGGTAAGTGTGACGTTCTGGAAACCCGTGGAGGTTATCATGTATTTGTTCACAAGGCACTTGTAGATGATATCACGGATAAGAAGTGGTATAAGAGGATTACTGATATGCCAGCATGTGATCAAGCGGGAGATACTATGTCCCCCATTGCGGGGTGTTTACAGGGAATGTTTGTCCCCCACTTTATATATAGAATCAAATAATATGACAGGATTAACTTGGAAAGACGAACAATTTTGGAAAAATGTTGTAGATGCAACATTAAGATCGGACGTGGAAAATTGGATTAATGTTATTCATTCTGGTAACGCCATTGAGTTTGAGTGGATGGAAGATGTGCAGGTTCTACCTATTGTATGTTATATGGACGCCAGAACCCCCTGTCAAATTAGCATGTCAGAGCCTCCTCCGTGGTTGATGTTGCGAATGATACTAGCATTTGATAAAAACTAGGATACAATCGAATTATGGAAACAAGTAAAAATGAGCTTAGGATGTATTTCTTCGTAATGGGCAATATTAGTGGCCGACAACAGGGCATACAAGCGGGACATGCCGCATTGGAATATTCCATTTATCATGGGAACTCGGATGAATATAAAGATTTTGTGAATAATCATAAAACTTTCATTCTATTGGATGGTGGGGGATCTGAGGCTATGATTAAAAGGATTGAGGAAATACACAACTTCAAAATTCCATGTGCATTGTTCACTGAGCCAGACCTCGGTAACTCCGTAAGTGCTATCGCGTTTATATTACCCGATACTGTTTATAATTACGATACCTCACCACCTGATTATGAATCTTCTGAGGAATTCAATATCAATGCATGGATTAAGGGTTTTAAATTAGCTAGTAATTAATATATGAAATTTGAAAACTCGGAAAGAACGGTTATCATAACTAGGGGGACAAGTGGTGCGGGTAAAACCACTTTTTGTGATATTATCGCAGAACCTAAAATTATATGTTGTGCGGATGATCATTTTTATAAGGATGGTGTTTATACATTCGTTCTTGAGGAACTTGGACATGCTCATAAGAAATGTCAAAATAAATTCAATGAAGCTCTTGATGATAACAGATTAAAAAATATCATTGTGGCCAATACAAATGTGTCCCCAAGAGACTTTGCATATTACGTCATGAGAGCGGAGCAAGAAAATATTAAGGTAACTTATGTTGTAATTGAGAAACGTCATGATAATATCAATTCCCACGCATGTCCTGAACACGTTTTGGAACTCCAAGAACGAAATCTTAGAAGTAGCCTGAAACTTAGATAATTATGAAAGAATTTTTAATAGAATATGAAAATGAAATTTGTTCGGAGTTTGGAAACGAATCGTGGTTTAGGGAAAGGGAAGAAAGGAGCTTTGAAAAGGCTAGGAAAATTCCCGAATCGGAATATAACGGTCCGGTATTTGATGACGATACTTTTTATTACTCAGTTGAGGAGTTCTATGATATGTGGGTGTGTGATGGGAATGATGAAGATGAAGACATGGAACTTCCCAAGTTTCTAACATCATCAGAAGAAAGACGAACCATACGTCCAGAAGATCTTGATCATGCCATTGAAAATATTATGGAAAATGTCGAATTAGATGAATTGCCTGAGTATCACATTCCTCAATATCTAAGGGATGCGTGGGATAAGTTCTGCGAGGAAGAGAGTAGCACATATTATATGAGGGATGACGATGAGGTTGTTATTTTGGAGGGTTTGAAAAATGAGTAAACTGATAGCCGTAGGTGACATTCATGGAGAACTATATCAATTGCAGAAAGTTTTCAACAAGCTTTCAATTGACAAAGGGGATAAGATTATTTTCCTTGGGGATTACATTGATCGTGGGAATCATAGTAAGCAGGTGATTGATTTTATCATAGATCTTAAAAATAGACATGATGTGATATGCCTTCAGGGTAATCATGAGATGATGGCTATGGATGTGAACGATGGAAAAGGGGGTTGGCAAATGTTCTCATCTTGGATGATGAATGGTGGTCGGACATGCCTAGATTCATATGGACAACATCTCAACCAGTTGGATGTGATGTTTGATATTCATGGGGAATTTTTCAATTCTTTGAAACTCTACCACGAAGAGGAAAATTATATTTTTGTCCATGGTTATCTTGATTCTGATGAGGATTTAGATAAGCAGAGTGGGTGGTCAGTCCTCTGGAATAGGTTTGAGGATATCCACCCTCATAAATCGGGTAAGACTGTTGTGTGTGGTCATACAGTCCAAAAGGGAGGTATCACTGATATGGGTTATAAAATATGTATTGATACGGGATCTTGTTTTCCGAGTGGTTATTTGACTGCCATGATAATTGATGGCGTTAAGGTGAGCTACGTGGATAGTCGATAAAAACTAGGATACAATTTGGGGATGAAACGAGAAAAAGTGAAGCAATCTATGACCATTCAAAAATTTAAACCCTCAACAAAGTTCACCACCTATAGAAATGGTGGCGTCGCTGAAATTATATACGTGGATAGAAAGAACACCCTTTATTGCGTTTTGTCCCTTGACAATGAGGGTAATATGATTCATCATCTTGCCAACGGAAGGGTAAATCTTAGCGAAGGGGCAGATTCCCCACGCGATCTCATTTTATAAAAATAAACAATATGAAATTACCAGATCCAGAACAATTTAAACTTAAAGATTGCACCATTGGCGGTGATGATTGCTGGCTTATCACGCCTAACAATATCACGGCAAAGTGGGATGAGTATAACCTATGGTTCCGATCTATCATCATTCGTAAGAGTGATAGTTACGTGGTGAACTGTTCGTTTGGAAAATTTTTCAACTTCGCAGAGAAGCCTGATTTATCACCATTTCCACTAGATCAACCATTTGAGATTTTGGAGAAACATGACGGATCTACATTAGTTGTCGGTTCTCATAATGGAGAACTCATTCACCGGACTCGGGGTAATACTAATGCTGAACAATTAGATAATGGGCATGAAATTGAATTCTTGAAAAATAAATATCCCAAGGTATTCAACGCCGTATATGATCATCATGATTACACATTTTTATATGAATGGGAAACTCCCAACAATGTGATAGTCATAAGGCGGGTATCTGAACCCACTCTTACATTAATTGGGTGCGTCGATAATCGAAACCTTAGATATATAAGTCAGGAGGACTTGGACGCAATGGGTGAGATACTTGGCGTTGATCGACCTAAGAGATTTGAATTTAATTCTATATCATCTTGTATTGAGGAGGTTGGAGAGTGGAAGGATAGCGAGGGCATCGTCATCTATTCAAAGGATGGACAATCACTTCGTAAGATTAAAGCTTCCCTATATCTAAAATTACATTCTCTCCTATCAGGACTTAAAAATGTCAATAACGTATTGGATGTGTTTATGGAATCTCCGAAGTTCACCACATCAGAGGATTTTTACGACTATTTGAACATCACCATGGATTTTGAAATTGCGGAAAGATGTAAAGATTTCATCGAAGAAATTATTCCAGCGTATAATGAAGCTCTGATTAAAATTGGAAGAGTTGAGGATTTTTTGAAGACCATCAAAACAGGATTCTCTCGTAAGGAACAAGCTATTGAAATTCAGAAACATTGGAGCGATTGGCGCGTATCCTTCAGTTTCCAAATTCTTGACAATAAGGAACTGGACGATAAGATCTTGCGTAGGGCAATTGAAGCAGAACTTATTAAAAAGTAGAATACAATAATCATGAAGAAAATAACATTACTAACTAGCAAAATCTGTGGTCCGAGTGTCATGCTTAGAAATAAACTTGAGGATGCTGATATAAAAATTGAGGCATTGGAAATTCTTGATAATATTGTCATTGCTAAGAAATATGGTATTAGATCTGTGCCACGTTTAATTGTGGAAGAAGAGTCTGGAGAATTTGAAGTAATTCAAGGGACGGATTATATAGTGCAAGCAATCAAAGATAACCAATTATGAAAATTACCAAAGAATACATATTAAAAATTTATAAAAGTTGGAATGATCGTGAACTTATTCTATGTAACTTAGAACGTGATCGCCTTGAAAAACATGAATGAAACGAAAGACATTATGAAGCCAAAAACTCCAGAGACTACCCGCCGTGGGAGGTTATCTACTGCGTGTTGTTCTCCTTTTTTGGATGGGGTGCAACTAATGAAGGGCGATTGCCTAGAACGAATGAAGGAGATACCAGACGGGTCAGTAGATATGATCCTGACTGATCCACCGACATTTACCATTGACAACCGTATATAGCTGGGGTATATTTCCTATATGAAAAATACAGAACAAAATATTATTGAAGGATATAGGCGCGGAGAAACAAGTCTGCGTGACGTAGCCCTCCTGTGCTGTACGGATCACCATAGAGTTAAACGAGTGTTAGAGGCTAATGGTATTGAGGTCATAAAGGCTAAGTGCAAGCCTTTCACTAAAGAGCATCGCAGGAAAATAGGCATGAAATCAAAAGGTAGACAATCAAATCTAGGCAAAAAAATGCCTAAAAGCTCTCTATATAAGAACATGGCCGCACACATCCGGTTCGACGTAACAAGCAAATGGCTATCAGGCTTTAGTGATGTAGAGAAGTTAAAGTTCCTGAACTCCGCAATAACAAGGCGCGGTGGAAGGTTTGACCTAACAACTAATGACTACGTTGGATATATTGAAAAATTCTATGACGACCGCCAATTTAACGATATTTATTTTGCGTGGATCACCTCTCAAAAGAATAAGTGGATCAGGCCGACGATAGACCATATCAATCCAAGAGCGAACGGGGGAGAAAACGATTTAGACAACCTGCAATTCTTAACATGGTTCGAGAATAGAGCAAAGTGCGATATGACACAGGCAGAATGGGATAACGTAAAATTAAACATGAAGGATTATCTAATATGACAACCAATGGAGACTTGGGTTTGTCAGCATCTGATTTTCGTCTGTGGCAGGGTGACTGTCTGGAAGAAATGAAACGTATCCCCGATAACTCGGTGGATATGGTGCTGACAGACCCTCCTTAACTTTACGGAACGACCGCTTGCAAATGGGATTCGATTATTGACTTACCACTAATGTGGGAGCAGCTGAAGCGGATCATCAAGCCTAATGGGGCTATTGTGATGACTGCAAGCCAACCGTTCACCTCCGCACTTGTAATGAGCAACCCAAAGTGGTTCAAGCATGAATGGATATGGCATAAATCAAAATCAGGTAGCGCATTCACTGCTAAATTCCGCCCTATGGCGAAACACGAAAGTATTCTCGTCTTTGGGAAAGGTCGAGTAGCCTACACTCCCCAAATGACGGCAGGAGAACCTTACTCTCGGACACGGAAACCCCCTCCGATCAATAACCATAAGCTAGGGCTTGGGTGTAAAGGTGAATCTACAACGGTAAATACAGGGACTCGCTACCCCGAAAGCGTCCAGTTCTTTCAGCAAAAATGGAGGAGGCAAGACCAAGTGCACCCAACACAAAAGCCCGTTGCACTCATGGAATACCTCATAAAAACCTATACCAATGAAGGCGAAACAGTCCTTGATTTTACAATGGGAAGTGGGACGACTGGCGTTGCTTGTGTGAACCTAAACCGTGGCTTCATTGGTATTGAATTAGATGAAAAATATTTCCAGATAGCCTCTGAACGAATCCATGGTGGGATCACAGCAGAAGATTGTTTCTAATAAAACCCATTGACAGATAACAAAATAACCAGTATAAATAACAACATGCCAAAAGAAACAATGACACCAACAGGATCTAATCTTAAATTTGCTAAAGAAATGAAGGGGATATTCGGAGAATATAAGACAACATGGTTGTGCCCTATCATGTTGAGTATCAACAAGGTTTGCCTAGATGTGTGTGAACTTGATAAATACTTACAAAACAGGTTCAAATATGATGAGGGGACAGATATTTCGATGCGAGATTATGTCACAGAAAAATATGGGGAACAAGCGATGGGAACAATTCAAAGGTGGGTAAAAGGGGAGCAAGCTTTCCAAAAGAAATAAATGAAGAAAAATCTCTTTATTGTGTTGACGAATAGATAGGATGTGGTAATCTTTAATTATCGAAAGGGAGGAAACGCCGAACGATAAACAACCATGAAAACAATCGCCCAACAACTAAACATCACGGACTTCCCATTCATCATCAAGCATAATAACGGGAAACAAACTTACTACGAAGATTCGACAGGATATTGGGGCAAACGAGAATATGATTCAAACAGTAACCAAACTTACTTCGAAAATTCGACGGGGTATTGGAGCAAACTTGAATACGATTCGAACGGAAACAAAACTTACTACGAAAATTCAGAAGATGACATCATCGACGACAGACCAAAGACAACTTTCACCATGAAGGAAATCGCAGAAAAGCTTGGTGTTGCTGTAGAAACACTCCAAATCAAAGACTGAAATATGAAAACAATTGCACAACAACTCAACATTAAGGATTTTCCGTTTACTATCAGAGATAAGAAAGGCCGCCAGATTTACTACGAAGCTTCGTATGGATACTGGATTAAATATGAATACGATTCGAACGACAATCTAATTCACTGCGAATATTCCGACGGACATTGGGCAGAATACGAATACGATTCAAACGGCAATCAGACTTTCTCCGAAGATTCAAAAGGACACATCATCGATAATAGACCAAAGAATACTTTCACCATCAAGGAACTCGCCGAGAAGCTTGGAGTTCCTGTAGAAACCCTTCGTATCAAAGACTGATATTATGAAAACAATCGCACAGCAACTCAACGTCAAGGATTTTCCGTTTATCATCAAGGATAAGAACGGCAATCCGACTTACTTCGAATATTCCGTCGGAAATTGGTCAAAATACGAATACGATTCAAACGGCAATCAAATCTACTTCGAAAATTCAGACGGATTCTGGATCAAACGGAAATACGATTCAAACGGCAATCAGACTTACTTCAAATATTCAGACGGATATTGGTCCAAATTCGAATATGATTCAAACGGCAAAGAAATCTACTGCGAAGATTCATATGGATATATCATCGATAACAGACCAAAGACTACTTTCACCATGAAGGAACTCGCAGACAAGCTTGGAGTTGCTGTAGAAACCCTGCAAATCAAAGACTGATATTATGAAAACAATTGCACAACATCGAAACATTAAAGAATAATATCATGAAAACAATTGCACAGCAACTAAACGTTAAAGACTTTCCGTTTATCATCAACGATAAGAACGGGGATACGATCTACTACGAATATTCAGACGGATTCTGGATCAAACGGGAATACGATTCAAACGGCAATCAGACTTACTTCGAATATTCAGACGGATTCGTCTATAGCGTCGATAATAAACCAAAGAATACTTTCAGCATGAAGGAACTTGCAGACAAACTGGGAGTTCCAATCGAAACCCTCCGCATTAAAGACTGAAAACTAAAAGATAATAAATCATGAAAATAAAATATTACAATGACGATAAGGAGAAAGATCAATCCCATGAGTTACATGTAGATGAGTTCCAAAGCGAGATTGAGGGAAATTGGGATGTATCTATTAGCGCGTATGGGAAAGATAGGGACGAGGCTGGAGTAAATCTATTGAAGTAGATTAGTTTGCTGAGAGATTATCTGGAAGAACAATTAGAATATGTATAAAATTATAAAACATAAATGGGATGATCGCAATAAGCTATTTTTCTCATCAGATTGGCACAACTTCCACGAAGCTATGGCTTGGGATGTCCCTATCTGGAAAGGAAGGGGGTATTCATCGCCTGAAGAATCTTGGCAGGATGTGATCAATAAAATTAACGCTAGGGTGGGAGAGCACGATACAATTTATTATCTTGGTGATTCTTTTCTCAATGTGAAAGATGATCTTGATGTTGAAGATTGGTTTGCTAAGATCAAATGTCAGAACATTATGTATTTGATGGGAAATCATGAAAGCACTCCATATCGCATTTACAAGCAACAGGTTAAAGAACAATATGGATTGGATGATGTTGAGGTATATCCCCTAAAGTGGAAGAATGTGACATTCCTTGGGAATCATCAGGAAATACTTGTCGGGAAAAAAGTGATTGTGCTAAACCATTTTCCGATCAGTTCCCATCACCACGCTGGGCGGGGTTCGTGGGGGCTATTTGGACACACACACGGAAACTATGAACAAACATTACCGCAGTATCCAATTGGTAAAAGGTTAGATATGTCTTGGGACGTTAAAAACGATATTTGGTCTTTTGATGAAATATATGATGTTATGTCCACTAAGACAGTGGAGGTATTGGATCATGCAAGATGAAATTAAAGATATTATAATGGCTGCTGAAGATCTTATATATCTATACCCATTATATAGAGATCATCCAAGGGAAGAGGATTTAATTGCTTGGGAAAATTTACAAATAGCTATTTTTAATTTTAAAGAATATGACAGAAGAAATGAAGTGGGAAGATAAAATAGAAGAAATTGAAGATGAATTGAATGATTTGAAATTTTCTGTGAAACATGAAACTGAGGACTTGCAAATTCTAAATGATAAGATACAATTACTCAAAGAGAAACACCAAGAGTTTATGGATGATCTTTTAATTGAACAGATACTAGAAAGGGTAACACGAGAACACTATGGAAAAGTTGACTAACATTTCGGGAAACATTAAATGGAAAATTCTATAAAATTCAAATGTTCAATTTGTGGGAATCCATGTAAGGAGAGTGGGGAAATATTACCATCTCTAGATCCTCAAACGATTGATCGGAGTGCTATAGAGGTTCCATGTGAATGTTGTTACACTATCCCAATTTTAAAAATATAAATTTATGAACAAACAAAATAAAAAAAATAAAGCATGGCTTCGTAATCCAGATCAAATCAAAAATCCTAAAATTTTTCGTGCTGAGTTTACGCAAAATAAGGATGGATCATTTCGAATGCTGGAGAGCAATGTTCTCACTAGGAGGAATCAGTATACTGGAGAGTGGACACGCATGAACACACGAGACTTTTCACGCGAGCTGAGACATAAACTCGTATCCGAGTAAAAACTAGGATAGAATAAGCTTACCGGACGACTGGACGTATCACGGGAATTTGCAACAAATAGATACAACCAGTGACAGCGGGAGAGAACTGCGCGGATTTATAAATTCTAGAAAAGTAAGCTTGAATATTCTGGGATATCAACAATAATTGAAGCTCGGTGAGGTGCAAAGCCTCTACCATTTTAAAATCACAAAAACGTAAATCGAAGAATAACAATATGATAGACAACAAGTCCATTACTGATCCACATACCAAGCTTATTGGTAGAATGCAGAAAAAGATCGATAGTCGCAATCGTAAGATCGAGGGCATGGCTCGGAAAATTGATACTCTGGAAGCTACCTTAGCTTGGAGAAATATCGATCTTGAATCAATATCAAGAAATCTCAAACAGGAAGTAGAGAACGCTCTTTGCAATGTCAGGATGATTCCCGTGGGGGGTATGAGCAAAACTTCAAAAATTTTAGAGATTCGGACAGTTGATGAATAGTAAAAACTAGGATATAATAACCCCATGCGAGACAAACTAATCATAGGTTCCCATGCAATGCGCCACTGGTTTCCTGACTTTCCACGAGAACCAAAAGATATTGATTATATCTCTAAGGATGATATCATGAGTAGAGAGGAAGAGCATCACTGGATTTCCGAGTTCCAATATTTCTTAGATAACAACGAAGATGATACATATTTGGATGCTAAACATCTAATCACTTTGAAGGAAAGTCATGCTGGATGGAATATCAATTGGGAGAAGACAATGCACGACATCACATTCCTACAACGTAAGGGATTGAAAGCTGATAGGACTGTATATAGTAAATTGGTCAAAGGTTGGATAAAAATTCACGGAGTTCGGTGGGTATCGATGAAGAATAAGGATTCCACCACATTCTTTGAGGATGCTGTAGATCGTAAGTATGTGCATGATGATATCCACGAAGCTATCAGTGTATATGATAAACCTCTATTTGAATCCCTCGTTGTCGAGGGTGTGACATGCTCCGAGGATGGCTTTAATAAGTTGTCATATGAGGATAAAATCCTTTTGGTGAAAGAAGAGGTATGGGTGACAGCGTTGGAACGATGGCTGATTCCCGAGGACTTCAAGATGCATCATCAGGTAGCATACTCCCGAGCATTGAAAAAATTGGCAACAACTATGTCATCAGGATATTTCAAATTTTTCATACTTGATAATTGGAATGATCTAAGGTATGATAGCTCTAAAGAATATATTGAGAAATTTAAACAAGCAGAAAAAAATAACAAAATAAGAAAATATGAAAAGCATTGAAGAGCAAATAGTAGATAAGGAAGCCGAGTTGGAACAACTTCGACTCAAGGCATCATCAGTAAAGAACTTTGAACCAACTCTCCCAAATATTATTGAGATTGTGAAGCAAGTTTGTAATGAATGCCAAGGAGGAGGAGATTACCAAATTGAGAGAGGGGGGGACTATCTATCTTTTGATGATGATGGTAACTTCTTCACCATCCTGGGGGGTAAATGGAGATTTGAGGTTGTGGAACGTCGTGGTGGATATGAAGGCTGTGGAGAAGAACACTGGATCGCGTTCAAAGTCTTTTCCTCCAATGATTTTAGTAATGATCTAACATATTGGGAAATCCCCGGATACTATGCATCTTATGAAGGTGGTAATCTTGAATATGATGATATCTTCCAAGTTAAACCTAAAGAAAAAACAATTACAGTATATGAAAAAATTAATTAATAAAATATATTTCTCCCTATATGCCACAGCCGTTTTGTTTTGGTGGCTCGTCGTGGAATTCTTTGAGTGGATCGGTGGAGTCGGTAAGAATAAAAACTAGAACATAATAATAATAACACTATGAGACAAACAGCATTAATGGAATATATTAGGAATGAATACAACAATCCATATGGAGTGTGTGTGGCCGTTCGGGTGGGAGATGAAATCAAATATGGGTATTCTCTCTGTAATGAGAAGGCCGATCAATATGATAAGAAGTTGGGTATTCAAATTGCTACAAATCGGGCAATGAGTGATCATATTCTTCCAGAATCCCGTGAGAGGAAAAGTTTAATTTGGGAAAGTTATGTATCTCTTCAGAACCGCGCCGTCAAATATTTCAAGGACGTTGAACACCCCGATATTCTTGGGGTGATATTATAATGAGTGGTCATTTTTTTACATATAGCGATGACGGTAAACTCATGACTCATATATCATTCTCTGATATATATGAGTATAAGGGATTCACCTTTGAATTCCATTCATATTGCGGACCGATTAAATTAAACAAGGATTGGGAACCATCCAAAAGAACTGGAAGAAAATTCTATAAAATTTTGAGAGAATGGGATAAGCTATCTGAAGAAGCAAAAGAAGAAACGAGAATATAACAATATGAAATTACTAGGAGTTAAAAGTAAAACAAGATGTATCGCGTCTATCAGTCGGCACGACTATAGAACTCATTACAAATTAATGGCAGATGGTGGCCAACCCAATACATTTGGATTTTCTGGATATACCAGAGGGCGGGGAGAAAGTTGTTGGTTTGAAGTTCCTCAGACCTTCTCGGAGTTATATGAAGATTACACATTTTGTGGATTTCGTCATAAGAAGCGTAAGTATGGTGTTTGGAAATTAGAAGACGTAAAAATTTTAGATGAGTCCGAATGGCCAAAGGACGATGATATGGATCTTCTGATTGAGAATACCATTTGGGGAACATATGGTAAGGATGGGGGTGAGGATTTACATTACATTCATTTGAAGGATGCCGATACAGATCATCTCAACAATATTCTAACGCAGGGATTACCTTCCGATGAGTTGAAAAATATAATTGGAACTATCCTCGTTAGGAGAAATCAACTAAAATATCCATGAAAATTGAAACACCGGAAGATATCAAGGAACTGAAAAAATATTCCAATCGGAGGGGATTTGTTGTAAGATTTAACCCCCCATCCAAAAAAGACGACTGTTCTCAAATTTGCAAATCCCTTATAGATGCGAAAATCATTGAAGAGAATCCTGATAAAGTATTTTCTTACCAAGGATTGTGGATATTTATATTCCAAGAGAATAGTAAATTCGATGCCCCCGAATTCTATGGGAAATGCGAACATGTGGGAACAATGACTCAAATGTGGCAAGTTGATGATTTGGGTAGATTCATTGATGCTATCCCTTTGTAAAAACTAGAATATAATAAAAATATGACAGAACATGATGAGTGGAACTTTGGCCTAGGAGCTAAGTATGGAAAAATCGATAATCGTGGGGGGCTAAATCCTTATCGTGCATTGGATGAGGATTGGTCTAACTTCCGAAAAGCAGTTTGGGGGGTTATAGATTACGCACATTGGCTTGAATATCAAAGAGGTTATCTATCCAAAAATCCGAGATGAATATCTTCGCAATTGATAATGATCCCGTTCAAGCTGCAAGGTGGCTTGTGGATAAGCATATGAAAATGATGTTGGAGGGATGTCAGATACTTTGCACACTATTCCACAAGCAGGGAATAGAAGCTCCATATCGTAAAACCCACGAGAATCATCCTTCAACTCTTTGGGCTGGTAGAACAAATGATAATCTACAATGGACAATTGATCATGCCCATGAGATATCCAATGAATATACATCGAGATATGGCAAGATTCACAAAAGCCTCAAAGTTTTGAAATGGTGTGATACGAATAAGCACCGCCTAGGATTTGATCAAGATGGCTTACAGAAATTTTCTTTGGCTATCAATAGTGATTCGATTTGTAGGACATTGGATGAATGGGATGAGAGTGATTCGGTGAATTGCTATCGCCTATTCTATAAACATGACAAAGCACATTTGCATCAGTGGAAGAGAAATAAACCAGAATGGATATAATAATATGAAATACGAACTAACAGAAAATAAAAAGACATATTTAGGAATAACATTATATCAAATCAAAGCTCTTAAAAACTTTGGGAGTGTTAAGAGGGGCGATCTTGGAGGTTGGATTGAAGGGGAATCCAACTTATCACAAGAAGGAAATTCTTATGTGTATGGAAATGCTTATGTGTATGGAAATGCTAGAGTGTATGGAAATGCTTATGTGTGTGGAAATGCTTATGTGTGTGGAAATGCTCATGTGTCTGGAAATGCTCATGTGTCTGGAAATGCTCATGTGTATGAAAATGCTAGAGTGTATGAAAATGCTTATGTGTATGAAAATGCTAGAGTGTATGAAAATGCTTATGTGTATGGAAATGCTTATGTGTCTGGAAATGCTATTATAGAAAAATCCGAGGACTATATAAACATTCCAAACCTACGATATAATCTAACTATCACTCCTCAAAATGTTGTTGGAGGATGTAGAATCTTCACACACAAAGAGTTTCGAGATCTTACATTAGAACAATGTGAAGACAGGAGATGGAGTCAAAAGGAATTGGATGCTTACAAATCAGTATTGACTTTGTTCTTATCCATGCAAGAATACTGATATGAACGAAACATACTTAATAATTACGGGGATAGTGGCGGTGATATCAATCATCGGAATATACAATCGATGGTTTGATCAATTTGAATCTTTTACGAAATTTATAACAGTCATTCTATCAACTATGGCAGCAATTGTGATGTTAATGGGATCTTTTTTCGCGACCCTTGGGGATGATACCTCACATGATTATAACGCAAAGACTGAAAGGATTGACGATGTTATTATTGTCAAATCTGGAGATTTTCCAATTCAAACAACTTCAGATATGAAATATATTGATAAGGAATTGTATATTACAAGGACTCAAAAACATAACGCTTGGGGATTCCCCCTATTATATACATATGAAATCAAAATTAGACAATAATCGAAAGACCAAAAACATCCAATGCAACCATTTGTATAAAAACTAGGATACACTTACCCCATGCAGCTTTTAGAGTCATCAGGTAAAGTAGTCGTCAACAAATCAAAAGAGAGGATCGTTCTTGATACTTCTCCTGAGATTCTGGACTATTACCACTGGTTTATTAGGCGTAGATTCTGGATTGAATTGCAAAAACCTCTGCATGGCTCTCATATCACCATATCTTTTCACAAATATAATAAAGATATTGACTGGCAACGTGCATCCTATTACGACGGAGAAACATTACCATTCAAATATGATGTAGAGGTCGTTAGAGGTGGTTATACGAAAGGATTTATCATGTTCTATCTGAAAGTGTATTCCGAGGAATTGGATGCGTTTAAGCGGGATGTGGGAATTATTGACGATTTTGGATATAAAGGACTTCATTTAACGCTGGGTAACACGAAATCAGGAGTTCGTCTTTGGTGGCCAGAAATGATCACGATTGATAAAAACTAGGATATAATAGAATTATGAAAATTAAAAAAACACTAATTGGAGAAAAAGAATAATAGGAAATGAGCATATATAAAACAGTTGTCCCGCCCATCAAGTGCCAAGGCATTAAAACCAAGCTTGTTCCCTGGGTTAGAGCGATCATTCCAACCGACTTTGATGGCACTTGGATTGAACCCTTTATGGGGTCCGGTGTGGTTGCTTTCAATATTCGCCCAAAGAAGGCGATTCTTGGCGACACCAATCCCCATTTGATCGCGTTTTACCAAGCGGTTAGTGATAAGAAAATTACGGCTGCATCGGTTCGTCAATTTCTTGAGAAAGAGGGGGCAGAGCTTCTCCGAACCGGAGGAGAGCATTACTACACCGTCCGAGAGCGATTCAACCTACACCATGATCCAATCGACTTTCTATTTCTTAACCGCTCATGCTTCAACGGCATGATTCGATTTAACAAGAAAGGCGGCTTCAATGTTCCTTTCTGTCGAAAACCGAACAGATTCGCAAAGGCTTTGATTACCAAAATAGCGAATCAGGTTCAGGCCGTGTCTGATGCGATGAGCGTTGGTGATTACGAGTTTCATCTTCAGCCATTCAGTGAGACCATTGCCGTCGCTTCTGAGGGCGACTTTCTATATTGTGATCCCCCATATATTGATCGTCACGTTACCTACTTCAATGGTTGGGATGAGTCACACGAATTAGAGCTGGAGGAGGCTCTCGCATCCTCGCCGTGCCCATTCATCCTTTCGACATGGCACCACAATGATTACAGGCGCAATACATACATTGATTCTTTGTGGTCTAAATACAGCATTCTGACGCGGGAGCATTTTTATCATGTTGGCGCGTCTGAAGCCAACCGGAACCCGATGATCGAAGCGTTGGTAACTAATTTCGATGCCACGATTGAAGATTCTCCTCTGGAATCATTTGAGTAGATGCGTCTGCTCAAACCCGCTGCAAAATACAAGGGGATAACAAGTCGTGGCTGACCAACAGGCTACCCGTCGCGTGTCGAAAGGATCATGGAACAGAGAATTGGATACAGAAACTTATGATATCAAGGAAATATTTTTCACCTTATAATTTGAAATAATAAAAATATGAAAAGAGTAGTAATTAATGAATGTTATGGGGGGTTTAGTCTTTCCCATGAGGCGGTGATGCGATACGCAGAACTGGTAGGGATGACGCTATATGCTGATAAAAAATATAGCCGGTATTCCTACTATAAAGTCCCTAAAGAGGAATATGACAAGGAAGCGAAAAAATCCTTGGAGGAATGTGGGAATTATAAAAATGTCAATAAGATGGGTATATATTTTCACGACCGAGATATAGAACGTGACGATCCCAATCTGATTAAGGTTGTGGAAGAACTCGGAGAGGCTGCGAATGGGGAGTTCGCTGAACTTAAGATTATTGAAATTCCCGATGACATTCAATGGGAAGTTTCGGAATATGATGGCATGGAGTCAATTCATGAAGTGCATAAGTCTTGGTCATAAAAACTAGAATACAATAACGACACAATGAAAGCAACAATATGGAAAGCTTACTATCGCATGACAATGGGTAGGGAAGTAGCAGACAAAGCAATGGCCAATGCGTCCCTAATGGTGATTAATTTAGAGGGTTCAACGGCTGGAAAAATATCCCATTTTTATAATAATAATACGGGAGAACAAATTAGGGGCTGGACTAAGAGGAAATACTCATCTTCCACTACCAACCAACATCCTCTAATTACAAAATATAACTGATATGAAATATATAACTTTAGTATTATTCGGAATCATCTCAACAATTTGGGAGGGATATGTCCTGAGTATCGTGTGGTCTTGGTTCATCGCTTCTAAATTTGATCTACCAGAATTGGGAGTCGTATCAGCAATTGGATTGATCATGGTTGCGAAGTTCGTAACCTTTGCATATATTCCGGCATATAAAAAGAGCGATGATCAGGCTACATTCCTACAAATTGTGGAATCAGTTACTTTCCGAGTTACGTATTCCACCATAACTCTCGGAGTGGGATGGATAGTCCACCAATTCGCTTGATAAAAACTAGAATACAATAACGACACAATGAATACGAAAACACAAACACTGACATCAGATCAGATCATCCACCAATTCGCTTGATAAAAACTAGAATACAATAACGACACAATGAATACGAAAACACAAACACTGACATCAGATCAGATTATCAACAATCTACTCAACTCGAAGGGGCAATTTGTCCGAGTCGTGTGGAAGAGTGATGTTAAACCCGCAGCAATTCACAAGGACAAGGTTCTTGAAAAACGGACAAGTGCCGTGGTTCGATCTGGAGTCAACTTCGCCAATCTTTCCGCTGTGAAAGAGGGCATTGCCAATGATGAGAGGGGGGAAGTTCAAGAATTACCTTGGGGTCAATGGTTATCATTCCCATATGTCATCGAGCATAAAGATACTCTATATCTCCGTATGTATCCAAGTGATACTAAATCTACCACCGTCTATTATGTCAATGGTGAGACAGTGGATAAGAGCGACTTTATCGCACTTCTTACTCCATCGGAATCTAAAAAAATCACGGAAGGCGTGGCTCCTCCATGCTTCAACGTGAAGCGTGATAATATCATCTCAACTGAAGATTTTAACGAGGAATAATATGATTAAATTTACACAAGAAGATGACATTAAACCAACCCCAACCTTTGGAGACGTTGTAATAGATCAATTCTTCGTAGATGGTGGTCAACTATGGCAAAAAATAGATTCTACGTCTGCTAATCTAATAGCAGCTGCCAATGGAAATCCATTATCAAATCACGACTCAAAATATCATACAGATGATCCCATTGATAGGATCATCTCAAAGGTAACTAAAATCGAATTTTAATAATCTCAACAAAACAACATATGACAAAAAACAAAAAAACAGTAAACTGTATCGCACATAACGTAAGTAAGCCACAACGGGGAGTTACATGTAACACACCATCTACTAAAGGAGCGTTCGCATGTCTTCATGCTAATCGCGGTGGGGTTGCTAAACTTCGTAAGAGGGGATTCACAGACACACAAATTGCAGCAGTGTTCCAACGCGCTGGTATGCCAGTTAATAATATCGCAGTTCACAACTGGTCGAATGTTAATATGACAAGCCGCCCTAAGATGAAGTTTAAGATGGGAGATCTCGTCAAGCGTGGTAAGGAACTTTTGATCGTGCAATCGTCAAATCCAAAGCTCAAAACTATGGTGCTTATGGACAAGGACAATAAGAATATGGAGGTTCCTATGAAGCTCTCCATGTTCCGCAAGGTTTTATAAAAACTAGGTTATACTCCACCCATGACAGAAGATAAAAGATTGTTTGGGTGGAGTGTAAAAAACCTTCGGACAGGGGAGGTTGTGAGATATTCAGCTTCCTATAATTTTCCAGTAACTAAAGATCATGTTATCTAATCTCCGAGTATTAGCGATTGGGCTGGTGGTGATCCTTTCAGGGTATATCCTCCTGAAGATGGTGAGAAATAGGAAATAATATGACACTTGATAAACTAAAAATAGCAATGGATAAGTGGTTTAGTAATCCACAGAATCTAATTGATTTTGAAAAAAAGATGGAAGAAATGAGCAATAGCGATCTTGATCATCTTCCTTGGGAGATGCGTAAAGAATATTGTTATTGTAAGAAAGAGGAAGATCATTGTGGGACATGTTCATGTGGAAAATCGGGACATATGCGATCAATGGGGATGGGAACAGATACATGGTGTGATGAATGTTATCAAATCGATTCCAAACGAATTCTCTATTAATAAAAACTAGGATATTATGAAAACATGAAACTGGAAAGACTACAATTAGTTACTTCTAATCGTCCCTGTGATGTTATTAGATATTGGCATGAGGACAATCAGATGTTGTTAGATCCTCCATATCAAAGGGGGAATGTGTGGGGGGTGATTAGGCAACGCAATCTAATTCGTTCTCTCATTCAAAATATTCCAATTCCCTCAATCATTATCAACGATAGATGGAAAGCAGGGTGGGATGATACATTATCATGTGTGGTCATTGATGGTAAACAGCGTATGACTACGTTCTTGCAATTCTTCTCAAGTGAATTGGAAATCCCCGGAGAGTGGTTGGGGATGGTCGGGATGGTAACATTTGATGATTTGGATCTTCCCACACAGAGATCTTTCAGACAAATGCCTTTGGCTTTTTCCGAAGGAACTTTGAAAAGTCTGGAAGATGAAAAGATGGTGTTTGATCTTGTCAATTTTGGAGGAGTTCCACAAGGGGAATCCGATTTATAAAAACTAGGATACAATAAGGACATGAAATTCAAATTCATTAGATCAGCAATCGGACTTCCTTTATTCTTCATCGGAGTCGCACTTCCATATGCAACTTCGGGAGTTTACTTCTTCTATTTTCTGGGATGTTTCCTAGCATTGGGGGGAGCATATCAATTATCTAAGTGTGTCAAGCACGATGCGGAGGGAATGGGGTGGATGTTTTTGGGATTACCAATTTTCTTCCTATCCATGCAATACAACGCATATTTCTTTCTTGCAGATCTTGGTATCACGGGATTCACGATTGCAATCACAAGGATGATGTCATCTCTGATTGGTGGATTGATGATTATGATGAGCTTTGGAAGGGAATAATATGAAAAATATATAGAAGATGCTATTGAGATATCAATTGCGGATGATGATGTTGAACTATTTGAAGATTTCTTAGACTTTGCAGATCGGGTTATTAATAATAGATATTTGCAACATAGGGGGGAAGCCTATAAGGGGAGTGCAACTACTTTACCACTATTCGATTTTCGAATTAATCAAGTGAAGTATAAATTTGATCGATTTGAAGTATATTATGAGACTTCCAAAGTCATACATGATTTTGAAAAATTTGATGTAGATCCTAGATCCTTGTAGATAACTGGCAAGATCAAGTTGATGAGATGATTAATAATAGGGCTAAGGCGATGGTGGAAGAAAAATTTGATAAAATCAGAGATAAAATTTCCGATTTTGAAAATACTCTTGATGAGTGGATTGTGGAAAGCTTTGGTAAAAACTAGAATACACTAGCAACATGAACGACAACAAAATCAGGGAAAAGCTCGCTAAAATGCTCACTCTTGCTGGAGACAATACAGCAAGTCAGGGGGAGATTGACAATGCTCTTGCAATGGCAACTCAGATGATGGTTAAGTATAACCTCACACGGGATGACATCGACATGTCTCAAGACGATCCTATCAAGAATATCAAATATTCATCTAATACCGCTTTTACACTATCGGGTAAAGTGTATGTGTGGGAACTTTCTTTAGCTCATTTCATCTCTGATTTTATGGGAACTGTGAATCATTATATCAATAGTGGGAGATATAACAAACGTCCCAATGGTTTGCAAGAATTTGACAGCAATGGGAATCCCGTTGCAACTCGTATGATCACATTCTATGGCGCGGAGGATGACTGTGAGATTGCAGTATCTTTATATCATGAGCTTCAAAAAGCCATTCAAATGGCTGCGGTAGTTCGCTATGGTAAATGGGCTAAAGGGGATGGTGGAGTCTATTGTGAGGGATTTGTGCAAGGTCTTGTGGATAGTAATGTGAATGAGATTCAGAAACTTAAAGACTGCGATGCTCAAACCAATGCTCTTATTCTTGTATCGGAGCAAACACAACTAGCCATTCGTTCGGGGGCGACATCGTGGTTGGCTAAGTCTAAGGGTATAAAGCTTCGTAAGACTCAGGGATCATCTGGTGCTTCGGGATCTGGTAATGCTAGGCGTGAGGGTCGCAATGATGGATCTAATTATGGGGTTGAAAAACAAGGCGCAACGTGTAAGATTGGATAGTATGAACGATATAAAAGATAAGATTGATCTAAGTATGGGGTTGAAAAACAAGGCGCAACGTGTAAGATTGGATAGTATGAGCGATATAAAAGATAAGATTGATAAGATTAATAACTCATCTTTTAAAAAAGCTCAGAAGCTTATATACAAATGGGTGAAGACGAAACAGATTACATTCAGAGAATTTACAACTTTATGTGAGTGTAATAGAAATGCGATTTAATTATAAAAACTAGGATACAATAACGACATGCGAGATCAAAATTACATTAACAAATACATCGAAAGTATTCCGAGCTATGAACTTAGGAATGTCATGAAAAATTTAAAGATGAATTAATTAAACACTTACAAATATGACAACCGAAGATAGAGAAATAGTTAAGATGATGGAACAATATGGGGGGAGCTTTGTTAAGTCTCTTACTCGCGCAATCTATTGTGCAGACACTAATAATTTTCAAAAGATTAAGGATGCATTCCCCGAATTGTGGGTAAGATACAGAGAATTTGTGAAGGAAGACATTAGTGAACTACCCACGGCACAAGGCCATGGGCGTTCACAAATGATGAATTAGTAAAAACTAGGACATACTCACATCATGCAATACAAACTTACACACGCTCAAACACTTCCATTCTCTAAACGGAAAGGAGTAGATTCTGATGCAGTTTATAATTTCCTATGCACAAGACACTATGCGTCATACATTGACAACTTCGCCAATGTATCCATGGATGCTCTTTTGTATAAGTGGAATGAGGCGACCCTAAAGGCGATCCAAGATGGACTCAAAGTGTAAAAACTAGAATATAATAACGACATGACAAAGACAAGCGATCTTAGAAAAATGGTGGAAGCTGATAACGCAGAAAAGAATCTGACAGTTTCCAAAAACAAATTCAAATCCTTTGCGGATTCTCAATCATGGTCAAATGATCAAGTTATTGAATCTTATCGGAAAATTGGAGAGGCGACTACAGTAGCTGATGAAACTCATAAGAAGTTTATCAAGATCGGCCCAGCCAAACGTGATGCGGCAAAAGTTCTTCATAAGAAACTAGAGGATTATGGAATGTTCATTGCTTCTCAAGGTGGATACTATTCAGGATCAGTATCACAAACGGTATTCTTTCAAGATCGTCCATCTGCACATACTACGGTATCTTCTGGTGAACAATACTCAAGAGGTTGCACGTATCGCAAGAATGATGCAGATCATATCGTTGAATTCAATATGGATAATGCAAAGACTTTAGACGCGAATTGGGATATTGTGGAACTCTCTAAGAAAGATAGTCTATATATCATTGATATCAAAAAGCTAAAAAGTGGAGCGTTTGAATGTGTTTGGGTGACAATTAAGAATAAACAAATTGTATCCGAAAGAGGATTTGTTGCTAAAATCGGAGACATGCTATATCATAGCACGAAATCTGAAAAACATGCTTTGGATGGTATCAAACGCAAACATACCATGAACAAGAAAAACAGTCGGGAGAATGTTTTAAGCCGCCTTAAAAACTCTTCGGAGATTACTATGGGGGATGTTCGTAAACTTACAGGATGGTGTTCTGCGGGATGTAAGGCATGGGTGGAACGTTACATGGATGGGAAGAGTAGAGCAAAGCGTGAAGAGGTTGTGGAAGCTGCTAAGAAAGCCAAAGATAACGGGGATACATATGCGCCTAGGTTACTGGATCTTCTTGGTGTGTAGAAACTAGGATAATATAAAGCTATGAAATGTCCGAAATGTGATAATGCGAAAGACTGACATTTGGATCAGGAGAACTTGATTTTTATGGATATTGGGAATTCCCATGTGATTATCATGCTAGGGAACATGAGAAGAAATATCCCGAAGATGGCGAACAATGGCCACCCCCAATTGGTAAAAACTAGGATACAATAACACCATGCTATTAAACACACAAGAAACAGGATTCACCAAATGCTCAGAGGTTGCCATTCCCGATGGCTTCTACAATCGTATGTCCACGGGATGTGATGAAATTGATCTGATGTTTGGAACTGAAGAGTTTCGGGGATTTCTTCCGGGATCTGCTATCACCATTACGGGAACTCCCGGGGCGGGAAAAACTACAATGCTTTGTCAAGTTCTCGAAATGCTTAACAAGAACGGTAAAAAAACCGGATATGCTTCGGGGGAAGAGGCTCAATTTCAAGTAGCCTATACCACCAAACGTCTCGGAGTTACTGATATCGATATCGCTCATATTAAAGATGTTGAAGTGATTGCAGAGGCCATGAAGTCATATGATGTTATGGTTATTGATAGCTTTCAAGCTCTCCGTTCCAATAACGAAAAACTTGGTAAGAAAGCCTTTCTACAATATGCTCAAGATACACTATTGAATGCAGCTAAGGATAATGAATGCACGTTGATTTTCGTTCTCCATATTACTACTGGTGGACTTCCTAAAGGTGGCACTGATATTATTCATGCGGTGGATGTCAATGTAAGTATCACAGTTGATAAAGATGATAAAACTATCCGAGTGATTAATATATATAAAAATCGCTTTGGAGCTACAAAACTTCATAAAGCGACTATGACGCATAAAGGCTTCGACTTCCAAGGTGAGTATGTTCCCCCTTCCGATGACGCAAAAGAGGATACTAAATCTCCTCGTAAGCCAATGAGCGAAGAGCGTGAAGAGGTCGTCATGGGTATCACAGAGCCTCCTCACATCACTCTGCCAAGGGTCATGCAAGACTTGGGGGTAGGTGGTCAAACGGCTGGTATCCTCCTACGTGAGATGGTAGGTAAGGGCAAGCTTAAAAAGTATGGGAGAGGTGCGGAAGCGATCTGGAAATTTTGCAAAGTTGGTCAAGACATTTATAACAATTATAAAGAAACACAAAAAGTTTAAGATATGAATCATACTGATAAATTCGATGGAAAAGCTCCTCCCACGGTGGAGAATGTTATTAAGATTCTTAATGAACTTCCCAAAGATTTGATATGTCACTTTAGACCAAAGTATCACGGTGATATGTCATGTTTCGATGAGATACCTCTAAACATGCATGGAATTGCAATTCTTGAAGACGAGAATGGAGAAGATCGGGTGACATTTTTAACATAAAAACTAGAATACAATAAGGACATGAAAACAATCGCACAACAACTAAACATTACGTACTTTCCGTTTACTATCAAAGATAAGAACGGCAATCAGACTTACTTCGAAAATTCCAACGGATATTGGTTCAAACGTGAATTCGATTCGAACGGCAAAGAAATTTACTTCGAAAATTCCGATGGCGATATCCTCGATAACAGACCGAAGAAGCATGTCACTCTCACCATAAAGGAAATTGCCGACAAGCTCGGAGTCGATGTAAAAACCCTTCAAATCAAAGACTAATATATGAAAACAATCGCACAACAACTAAACGTTACGGACTTTCCGTGCATCATCAAAGATAATAACGGTAAAGAAACTTACTACGAAGTTTCAGGCGGATATTGGATTAAGCGTGAATACGATTCGAACGGCAATCAGACTTACTACGAAGATTCGACGGGATATTGGGACAAACGTGAATTTAATAAAAACGGTAAAGAAACTTACCACGAAAATTCGACGGGATATTGGAACAAACGAGAATTCGATAAGAACGGTAAAGAAACTTACTACAAAGATTCGACGGGATATTGGGACAAACGAAAATTTAATAAGAACGGGAAAGAAATTTACCACGAAAATTCGACATCTGGCGTTATCACCGGCAATAGACCAAAGGTAACTCTCACACTACAAGAAATCGCCGAAAAGCTCGGTATCGATGTAAAAACCCTTCAAATCAAAGACTGATATTATGAAACTACTACTCCTTGCATCTTCTGCCGCTGTATCGTCAAGCGACGCGCATGGGAGCTTGAGCTTTGGAATCGCGGAAACACACAAACAGTAAAAAGATGAAAGAACATCTAATGATTGATCTCGAGACGCTCGGGACGGTATCAAACACGGTCATCACCAGCATCGGTGCAGTGTTATTCGATTCAAACGGGCGAGTAATCGATGAATTTCATTCAGACGTGTCGATGGCATCGTGCGTAGATCTTGGTATGAAGATCGATCCAGCCACGATGTCTTGGTGGATGGGCCAAAGCAAGGTCGCTCAGGCTCACATCGTTCTACCAGACGAGACCAAACGCACACTCGGCGAAGCTCTATTACACCTTTCTGACTTTCTCCATGAGGTTGCGGCCGATCCGAGCGAAACCAGAGTATGGGGCAACGGAGCTTCGTTCGATAACTCGATGATGCAATATTCTTACAAATTGGTAGGTGAGGAGTTGCCGTGGAAGTTCTGGAATGATCGCTGTTTCCGCACGGTGAAGAATATATGTGGACATATTAAGCCCGATCCGCGCCTTGGAACTCACCACGACGCCTTAGACGACGCGAAGCATCAGGCTAGTCACCTCATCAAAATCTCTCGAGCGTACCCAAATGTCCTCGACACATAGTTGAAAATAATGAAATTAGTGGTGTACAAACCGCTGAAAGTATGGTAGAATTATCTAGTAAGGAAACTATATTATGAAAACAATCGCCCAACAACTAAACGTTAAGGATTTTCCATTTATCATCAAAGATAAGAACGGTAAACGAACTTACTCTGAAGATTCGACGGGGTATTGGAGCAAACGAGAATATGATAAAAACGGTAAACAAACTTACTACGAAGATTCCAACAGATATTGGTGCAAACGAGAATTCGATAAGATCGGGAATCAAACTTACTTCGAAGATTAGACGTATTGGAGCAAACGAGAATCTGATTCTAACGGCTGCGAAATTTACTTAGAAGATTCGACATCTGGCGTTATCACCGATGACAGACCGAAGGTAACTTTCACTATCAAAGAGATCGCCGAAAAGCTCGGTATCGATGTAAAAACCCTTCAAATTAAAAAATAATTTCATAAGTTAAACACTTATATCATTCTCCTATAGCTCAATCGGTTAGAGCGTCATTTTCATAAAGTGGGGGTTCTTGGTTCAAGTCCAAGTGGGAGAACCAATTTTAATATATATATAAACATGATCAAAGTATTTCCAGACATCCCCAAAAAGTTTACCTTACTGGTATCTGGTGGCGTTGATAGTGTGGTGGCCTGCGTGTGGCTCAAAAAAGTATATAGAAAAGAATTTGAAGTTCTCCACTTCAATCATAATATACAAGAGTCAAATCGGTTCATGGAAAGTTCAGTATTGAGCCTATGTAAAGATTTGAATATCAACATTTCGGTGATATTCAAGCCAAAGGGGGGGGATGTATCGGAAAATAGTCTGAGAGCTTGGAGACTTTCAAATTTAAAATCCATCGGTGGAAACTTCATAACGGCTCATCACATGGGAGATGTAAAGGAAAACTATCTTTCGAATTGTATTAAGGGTCATGGTGGTCACGTTCCCATCGCAAAGCATACTGACCTCAATTCATACACAAAAGTATATCATCCATTTCTACTGACAAATAAAGACGACTTCGTTGAATACGCTAAAAATGAAAAATTGCGACGATACATTGTAGAAGATCCCACAAACACTTCCATGTGTCACACGAGAAACTGGATCAGAAAAATGATTGGAGAGATGGAAGATCGTGGACTTGGCATGGAGAAAATGATCAGGAGAAACTTTTATAAAAACTAGGATACACTAACGACACAATGAACTACGACGAAATGACATCAGATGAATTGTTTGAACTTGCGGAAAATAAAAAGCTGGAAGAATCAAATATCAAAACGGGGGAATTACAACTTTATGTGTGGGAGGAGTTTGAGCCTGATTACACAAGTGGACTAGCGTTTACTTTGGCTAGAAGCTTGAAAGATGCCAAGAGGCAAGTAATGGAAGAGCGAAACAGCTGTGATGTTTATGGTTGGGGGACTTTAACCGTTCATGGTCTAACCGATCCTATTACCTATCGGGTATCTGGGGGAGGCTAACTGATAAAAACTAGGATACACTAACGACACAATGAAAACACTACAAAGTAACTGGATGGGTGGAGCAAGTCACGTTCCCACAAAATATCGCGCATCTTCCAAGGGTAAGATCTTCACTCGTAATGAGAGAATTTCTATTATCCTCAACGAAGCTCACAGGGTGGAGGCCAAGATCAAACGCTTGGAACTTATCACCAAGGCTAAGGAAGAAGCTGCGAAGGAAAAGAACGCTCGCCAATCTTTCTTCAAGGCTAATGCGGCAATGATGGAGAATCCTACTGCTAAGCTTCGCAAGAGTAAGGATGGATTCTTCCTACAAGGTCGTAATGAGCGGGGATCTTTCCTTCCTAAGATCACTATCTAATATCATGGGCGCACATAGCACACTAAGATTCTCTAGGGGTAAAGCCATTGATTATATCAATCTAACGATGGCGAAAAATACCCTATCTGATAAGGACTTGGAACACCTTATGGATGTTCTACTAGAATCACAACTCTATAACTGTGCATCATCTCTGATTTTGATGATGATGGAAAAATAATTGAATAATAAAAACTAAAATACAATAACGACATGTGGAAACCATTTAAAAAGAACGTAGACAAGTTGGAAATCAAATTGGCGGGACTACTCGCATTGAAAACCAGTATGCGAGAAGTTATGAACGCCGCCAGGAAATCTACGTGGTATTATATTGAGGACTATGATAAGGTTGTCGTGAAAATTGCAGAACTGGAAAAGGAAATCGAAATTCTTAAAAGATAATACTATGAATAACAATTTATTAGCTGTGGCAATATATATCATTAGTTCACTTATATTCCTTATAATTGGATTTATTGGAGGTAGTCGTTATGAGTTTACGCGAGTTATGGGGGAAGCTCATAAACTTGGATATACACAACACCTCATTAATTCGAAACATGAATCAACGTATATATGGCGCGACTTCCACGATGTTGAAAAACATTATTCAGGATTGGAGGAAGAATTCCTAGAGGATTTACCCGAGTTTGAAGTGGATAGTAAAAACTAGGATATCATAGGCTCATGGAAACGAGAACATTTGAAATCGAAATCGAAGAGGGGGAACTTGAAATTGTCAGCGGGGAAGTTAAGTCTCCACATGGAATGTTAGAAGTGGAGGCGGTGATTAAATTCCATGCCGATTTGGTGACTGAACATCATGGGCAAAGCCTTTATGAATATTATCACACGGTGGAGGAAATCACAAGCATGGAACTATTCGATTGGGATGGCCAAGAGATTGATCTATCTGATGTTGAGGAAAAATTTCTATTTGAATATGTCAAAGAATCAATTGAAATCATGGATATTGAGGAATAATAACGAGTAAAAACTAGGATAAAATAACACCATGATTGAATATACTAAAGTTCCCAAGGTTTCCGGTTCATCCATTCAAACGATTAACATCTCAAAGGATGGTAAGTCATACGGTCAAATGTGGACATGGCCAAACACAAAAAATGAGACGCATCCATGGCATGTCAAATTGCTGAATAATACTCACAATATTTCATATGCCATGCCAAAAGCCAAATCATTGAAGCAACTTAAAACATGGGTGGAAGCATAATGACACAAGATCGAATCACACTAATAAAAATCAAAGCTGATGAATCTAGGTTACAATCATATCCAACATTGAGAGTGGGACAATCTCTGATGAATTCTTTATATACCATTGATAAGGAACTATATAAAGATGTTATGTTAGATGGATGTGATCCTTTTTACGATGATCGAAAGATTGAAGCATTTTGGAACTTTTTAAAAACTAGGATAAACTAACACCATGACGACAATCGAAACGACACTATTTAGTTATACAGAACTATCCGAAGATGCCAAGAAATTGGTAATCCAAAACAAAATCAAATCTGCGGAAACGGATGATATGTTCTTACAATATTCATCGGATAGCATGATGGATTCTCTCAAATCTATTACAGAATCTTGCAGTCTCAAAATGGTGGACTGGTGCTTTGGCTCATACTCTAGGAATTATTGTGTAAAGGTTCGTAATGATTACTACGAAGATCTGGAAGGCAATCGTGCAATCGCATGGTTTCTAAGGGTTCTAATTGATAATGGTTATAGCCGCCCTAAGAAGTTTAAAGATATGAAATTCAATGGAGTGTGTGGATTCACTGGAATGGGATATGATGAAGATATCTTAGAAACCATTTACGGGGAATTGCTTAATGGGAAAACCGTAGCTAAGGCATTTGACTCGGTAGGTAAGAAACTATCAGATATGCTATATGATGAATATGTATATCTAACAAGTGAAGAGGGTATCATGGATCATCTCGACGAAAAAGAGGAAATCTATACAGAAGATGGAGAGGAATATTAACTTTTAACAATAAACAAATATAATAATATGGGATTTTTTTTCATGGAAAGCAAGTATATATCCTTTCCAAACCCAAGGGGACGATCAGGGGGTGGAAATTGCTTTATCTATCAGTGTAGGTAATGCGAGTTTCGACGTAAGAGATTTTGAGTAAAAACTAGAATACAATAGCACTATGAATATAAACGAAATGGAAGATGGTCAAGTGGGAATCGTGACTAAATGGGTTGATTTCACTCCGATGGTAGGACAAATAGTCCAGAGGTATGGAAATAAGATAATCGTAATTGGAAAACACTCAGGAAAAACTTATACTAATATTTTGAGTTCTTCGAGTTCTTCGAATTTGGATGGGTATACAGTAACTATTATCACGGAAATCAATGTCACTTACACGGAGACAATTACCAAAAATACAACAATCACTTTATAAAAACTAGAGTAAGATATGGACATGATGAATATCCAATACGACAACACCGCAAAAGTCAAAGCTGAAGCAGATAGGAATGAAAATCTTATCAATCGTGTGGATGCCAAGGTGAAAGGGTTCGCTAAGTATAACACGCCTGAGTGTATTATCGGGAAGAATGCTTACAACGTCAACGGGTGCAAGGTTGGGAAAGTGGAAGCGGTATCCAGAGACTCTCTAGTTATCCGTGGTCAATGGCAACGGGTGGAAGAGTGGAAACCTACGCCATGGACTGCTGAAGAGAAGGAGGCGTATTGGAATCACCGCAAGGTGGAATCTGAAAGAATTCACAATCAAACGCAAATATTCTATTACAATCTAAGGGAAAAGGCAAAGCTTCGCAAGGAATTCACTGGCCGATAAAAAATAGGATATTATAACGACATGTGGACAACTAAGAAATTTACAACCTCCAAAAAGCTCAAAGAGTGGACGGAAAATAATCATCACAAATACCAGATCGTGGAGATTGCAATTAATAATGGATGGGCAGTTGATTACAAGATGCTGCGAATCATTGGGTAAAAACTACAACACACTAGCAACATGACAACGGAAGAGGTTCACAACAGTCTATGTTCCTATGATACCAGAAATACTTTATATGCGGACAACCTCGTGTGCCACGACGCTGGAGATATCCCTACGGCGCGGGAAGGTTGCTATTGCGATAATTGTTTCTCTGGAAGAGACGCGCTGGCAGTGGAAGTCTTAAGGTATCGAGAAAAACTTGGAGAGTGGACGGAAAATAACACCCACAGATACCAAACGTGTAATTAAATATTAGTATGTCCAGAAAAGTAAATCACTGGCCGATAAAAACTACAATAGACTGAGGACATGCAAGACAAACAATGTAACTGCTGTGAACCATTGGGTAAAAACTAGAATATAATAAGGACATGAAGATGACACTAAGCACACACGATATCGCACACGAACTTTATAACGATAATAATTCAGATTTTTCTTGGAACGGGGCAAACGCTCTCGCGGAATATCTGAGTCAACTGGAAGATGACATGGGGGAAACACTTGAATTTGATAAGGTCGGAATCAGTTGTGATTTCTCGGAATATAATAGCCTTGTGGAATGGGCTAAGGATTACTTTTCAGACTGGAGAGAAGATCTTTATATTGAAGAAGATGCGGATGAAGATGATATTGATAGCGTTATCCAAGATTACATTTACGATCATGGCCAACTCATTGAATTTGACGGCGGAATCATCGTATCATCTTTCTAAGATAACTCTCTGATTATCAAAGAGTTAATAAAACGTAAAAACTAGAATACAATAACGCCATGACGAAAGAAGAACTTAGAGTAAAGTATCCTGACATTGCAATCGAAACCATTTGGGTGCAAGATCCATATTTCAGTTGGGATGGAGATGGGGAAGATCCAAGGGGTAGTGGTTATTTTCCCTATGATGTGGAAGTAAGAGCTACGAGAATTACCAATGGGGAACTTGTGGAAGGATCTGCTCATATAGGAGGATCATATTCAAGGGAAGGTGAACATTGCCCTGATATTAATGGAAATTTCCGACAACTGGCACGGGAAGCAATTGAGAATTGCCTTAAGGGAATTTAAGTTATGTTACACGGAAAAATAGATTTCATTCTAATCTTAACAGCCATAATTTTATTTCTTGTGGGAATGTGGCAATTCGCACTACTAGCTCTCTTTATTATGTTTATCTTTTCATCATCTGATGATCGATCGTAAAAACTAGGATATACTAAGGACATGACAAACCAAGAAAAAGCACAAGAATTCAAATCAACCTGCGAAAAATACGGGTTCACTTATTCATTCACTCCTAGCGTGATCAGAGTATTTAAGACAATTCCAATTGGAGATCATATAGCCTTCCGTGAGTGTGATATGATGGTGGGAAGCGTTCTAAGTAAAGCTCCTCTAAGGGGTGGTAGTGAGTGGGGAACGGATGGAGGGAGTATCGGTGGAATGACTGCAATCAACACCGGAAAATTTCAAATGAATAAGTCCGGTTCTGGTAAGGCATTTATCAATGCACTAGCAAAGATCTAATATAAAAACTAGGATAGAATGACAATATGAAAACAATCGCACAACAACTAAACGTTAAAGACTTTCCGTATATCATCACAGATAAAGACGGTAATCAAACTTACTTCGAAGATACGTACGGATTTTGGAACAAACGAGAATATGATAAAAACGGTAAAGAAACTTACTTCGAAAATACGACGGGATATTGGAGCAAACGAAAATTTAATAAGAACGGGAAAGAAATTTACCACGAAAATTCGACATCTGGCGTTATCACCGATGACAGACCAAAGACAAACTCAGAGTTCCTGCCAAACCCCTTCGCATCAAAGACTATTATGAAAACAATCGCACAACAACTAAACGTTACGGACTTTCCGTTCATCATCAAAGATAATAACGGTAAAGAAACTTACTACGAAGATTCGAAGGGATATTGGCTCAAACGAGAACATGATAAGAACGGTGAACGAACTTACTACGAAGATTCGACGGGACATTGGGTCAAACGAAAATTTGATAAAAACGGTAAACAAACTTACTACGAAGATTCGTACGGATATTGTTACAAAAGGGAATTTGATTCGAACGGTAAAGAAACTTACCACGAAAATCCGGATGGAAAGGTCATCGATAATAGGCCAAAGGTAACTTTCACTATCAAAGAGATCGCTGAAAAGCTTGGAGTTGCTGTAGAGACTCTAAGGATCAAAGAGTAAAAACTAGGATATACTGAGGACATGCAAGACAAACCAAAGACATTCCGCAATTCTAAAGGTGAACAAGAAACCATCAAATGGCCAAAGGGTAAAGTCATTTCCAATGTGGGAGACGTTTATCTTATTCAACAAAGTAAGCACTTATTTGCCACCGTTTACGGATTGGAAGTGAAAGAAGGGTTTATATTAGACGACGCTATTTCATCCTTTGGATATTCCGCATATCATCAAGCGGAATGCGAAGGACTCACTAAGTAAAAACTAGAATACAATAAGGACATGAAAACAATCACCCAACAACTAAACGCTAAAGACTTTCCGTATATCATCAAAGATAAAGACGGTAATCAAACTTACTACGAAGATACGTACGGATTTTGGAACAAACGAGAATTCGATAAAAACGGCAATCAGACTTACTACGAAGATTCGACGGGATATTGGGACAAACGTGAATATGATTCGAACAGTAACCAAACTTACTTCAAAATTTCGACATCTGGCGTTATCATCGATAACAGACCAAAGACAAACTCAGAGTTCCTGCCAAACCCCTTCGCATCAAAGAATATTATAAAAACAATCGCACAACAACTAAGCGTCACAGACTTTCCGTTTCGTATCAGAGATAAGAACGGGAAAGAAACTTACCACGAAGATTCAGACGGATATTGGTTCAAACGAGAATTCGATAAAAACGGGAAACAGACTTACTACGAAATTTCGACGGGATATTGGATTAAACGTGAATTTGATTCGAACGGCAATCAAATCTACTTCGAAGATTCCCACGGAGGTATCATCGATAACAGACAAAAGAATACTTTCACCATCAAGGAATTCGCAGACAAGCTTGGAGTTGCCGTAGAAACCCTGCAAATCAAAGACTGATATATGAAAACAATTGCACAACAACTAAACATCAAAGACTTTCCATTCAAGATCAAGGATAAGAACGGTAAAGAAACTTACTACGAAGATTCTGACGGATATTGGAACAAACGTGAATATGATTCGAACGGGAAAGAAACTTACTTCGAAGATTCGACGGGATATTGGATTAAACGTGAATACGATTCGAACGGCAACATCAATTACTCCAAAAATTCCGGAGGGTATTGGGTAAAATACGAACACGATTCGAACGGCAATGAAATTTACTACGAAAATTCGACAGGACATATCATCGATAAAAGACCAAAGACAACTTTCACCATCAAGGAATTCGCAGACAAGCTTGGAGTTGCTGTAGAGAGTCTAAGGATCAAAGGGTAAAAACTAGGATATACTGAGGACATGAAAACAATCGCCCAACAACTAAACATCACAAGCTTTCCGTTCATCATCAAGGATAAGAACGGGAAAGAAATTTACCACGAATATTCCGACGGACATTGGGCAAAATACAAATACGATTCAAACGGCAATCAAACTTACCACGAAGATTCGACATTTGGCGTTATCACCGATGACAGACCAAAGACTACTTTCACCATCAAGGAGATCGCCGAGAAGCTTGAGAAGCTTGAGAAGCTAGTAGTTGCCTTAGAAACCCTGCAAATCAAAGACTGATATATGAAAACCATCGCACAACAACTAAACGTTACTGACTTCCCGTTCATCATCAAAGATAAAAACGGCAATCGAATCTACTTCGAATATTCAGACGGATATTGGTTCAAATACGAATACGATTCGAACAGTAACCAAACTTACTACGAAATTTCGACGGGATATTGGAGCAAACGAAAATCTAATAAGAACGGGAAAGAAACATACTACGAAGATTCGACGGGGTATTGGCGTAAACGAGAATATGATTCGAACAGTAACCAAACTTACTACGAAAATTTAGACGGATTCTGGATCAAACGGGAATACGATTCAAACGGCAATCAGACTTACTTCAAAAATTCAGACGGATATTGGGCAAAATACGAATACGATAAGGACGGTAATCAAGTTTACTCCGAAGATTCCGATGGAATCATCGTCGATAGAAGACCAAAGGTCACTTTCACCATGAAGGAAATCGCCGAGAAGCTTGGAGTTGCCGTAGAAACCCTGCAAATCAAAGACTGATATATGAAAACAATTGCACAACAACTAAGCATTAAAGACTTTCCGTTTATCATCAAGGATAAGAACGGCAATCGAATCTACTTCGAATGTTCCGACGGGTATTGGGTAAAACGGGAATACGATTCAAAGGGCAAAGTAATTTACTGCGAAGATTCCGAAGGATATTGGGTAAAACGCGAATACGATTCTAACGGTAATAAGACTTACTTCGAAAATTCACATAAAACCATTATCAACAACAGACCAAAGACTACTTTCACCATGAAAGAAATCGCCCAGAAGCTTGGCGTTGCTATAGAAGCCCTTCAAATCAAAGACTAATATTATGAAAACAATTGCACAACAACTAAGCATTAAAGACTTTCCATTTATTATCACAGATAAAGACGGCAATCAGACTTACTCTGAAGATACTTACGGATTTTGGAACAAACGAGAATATGATGAAAACGGTAAAGAAACTTACTTCGAAAATACGACGGGATATTGGAGCAAACGAGAATACGATAAAAACGGTAAACAAACTTACTCCGAAAATTCCAAAGGACTTTGGATCAAACGAGAATATGATTCAAAGGGCAAAGAAACTTACTCCGAAGATTCCAACGGATTTTGGATCAAACGAGAATACGATAAAAACGGTAAAGAATCTTACTACGAAAATTCCGATAGAGGAATCATCGACAACAGACCAAAGAAGCATGTCACTCTCACCATGAAAGAAATCGCCCAGAAGCTTGGCGTTGCTATAGAAACCCTGCAAATCAAAGACTAATATTATGAAAACAATTGCACAACAACTAAGCATTAAAGACTTTCCGTTTATCATCAAGGATAAGAACGGTAAACGAACTTACTCTGAAGATTCATACGGATATTGGTTCAAACGAGAATATGATAAAAACGGTAAACAAACTTACTCCGAAGATTCCAACGGATTTTGGAGCAAACGAGAATACGATTCGAACGGAGGTCTAAGCTACTTCGAAAATTCCAACGGATATTGGTCAAAATACGAATACGATTCGAACGGCAATGAAATCTACTGCGAAGATTCATATGGATATATCATCGATAACAGACCAAAGAATACTTTCACCATCAAGGAGATCGCCGAGAAGCTTGGAGTTGCCGTAGAGAGTCTAAGGATCAAAGGGTAAAAACTAGGATATACTGAGGACATGAAAACAATTGCACAACAACTAAGCGTCACAGACTTTCCGTTTCGTATCAACGATAAGAACGGCAATACGATCTACTTCGAAAATTCAGACGGATTTTGGGTAAAATACGAATTTGATAAAAACAGCAATCAGACTTACCACGAAAATTCAGACGGATATTGGTCCAAATTCGAATATGATAAGAACGGGAAAGAAACTTACCACGAAAATTCATATGGATATATCATCGATAATAGGCCAAAGGTCACTTTCACCATGAAGGAACTCGCAGACAAGCTTGGAGTTGCTGTAGAAACCCTGCAAATCAAAGACTGATATATGAAAACCATCGCCCAACAACTAAGCATTAAAGACTTTCCGTTTATCATCAAAGATAAAAACGGGAAACAAACTTACTTCGAAAATTCCGACGGATATTGGGTAAAACGGGAATACGATTCAAAGGGCAAAGTAATTTACTGCGAAGATTCCGAAGGATATTGTTACAAATTCGAATACGATTCGAACGGCAAAGAAATTTACTCCGAAGATTCCGATGGATTCTGGTCCAAATACGAATACGATTCGAACGGCAATCAGACTTACTACGAAGATTCAGACGGATATATCATCGATAACAGACCAAAGAATACTTTCACCATCAAGGAGATCGCAGACAAGCTTGGAGTTGCCGTAGAGAGTCTAAGGATCAAAGAGTAAAAACTAGGATATACTGAGGACATGAAAACAATCGCCCAACAACTAAACATTAAAGACTTTCCGTTCATCATCAAGGATAAGAATGGCAATCTAATTCACTCCGAATATTCAGGCGGATATTGGGTAAAATTCGAATACGATTCAAAGGGCGATCAGACTTACTGCGAAGATTCAGACGGATTCTGGATTAAATGGGAATACGATTCGAACGGCAATCAAATCTACTACGAAAATTCCGATGGATATATCATCGATAACAGACCAAAGAATACTTTCACCATCAAGGAGATCGCAGACAAGCTTGGAGTTGCCGTAGAAACCCTTCAAATCAAAGACTGATATTATGAAAACAATTACACAAGACATTCTCAAAGCTTCTCGTATCCAAACCATCTACGAAGATGTGGATGGTAAGATTACAATCGAAGATATGGACGCCGTGGTCGGAGGGGGATTGGATGAATTTTATATTATCGTATCCGGTGAGTATCTAACCATTGACATCTACCCTAGCGACATCGCAAGAGTGTTGGGGGATATGATCATCTTTGATAAAGTATCTGATTATACTAATATCGTATTGCGTCTATATTAAACGAAAGACTTGATACTTCGATTCCAGTCGGATATATCACTTTATAAAAACTAGAATACAATAAGGACATGAAAACAATCGCACAACAACTAAACATCAAAGACTTTCCGTTTATTATCACAGACAAAGACGGTAATCAAACTTACTCCGAAAATTCCAACGGATTTTGGAGCAAACGTGAATATGATTCGAACAGTAACCAAACTTACCACGAAAATTCGACGGGATATTGGCACAAACGAGAATTCGATAAAAACGGTAAAGAAACTTACTTAGAAATTTCAACATCTGGCGTTATCATCGACAAAAGACCAAAGGTAACTCTCACACTACAAGAAATCGCTGAAAAGCTTGGAGTTGCTGTAGAGAGTCTAAGGATCAAAGAGTAAAAACTAGAATAGACTAAGGACATGCAAGACAAACCAAAGACAACTCAGAACCCCTTCGCATCAAAGACTATTATGAAAACAATCACACAACAGCTAAACGTCAAAGATTTTCCGCTTATCATTAAAGATAATAAAAAAACTCACTCCGAAGATTCAGATAGATCTTGGATCAAACGAGAATATAATTCGGAAGGATACCTAACTTTCTCCGAAGACCGAACAGGATACTGGATCAAACGAGAATATAATTCGGAAGGTTTCGAGACCTTCACGATAGATTCAAATACGTCTTGGATCAAACGAGAATATGATTCGGAAGGTAAGGAAATCTACTCCAGAAATTCAGCCGACGAGATCATCGACAACAGACCATAGACAACTTGGAGTTGATATTAAAACCCTCCGCATTAAAGACTAATAATATGAAAACAATCGCGCAACAACTAAACATTAAGGACTTTCCGTTTATCATCAAGGATAAGAACAGTAAACAAACTTACTTCGAAGCTTCGTACGGATATTGGGTTAAGCGTGAATACGATAAGATCGGTAACCAAACTTACCACGAAGATTCGAAGGGATATTGGAGCAAACGAGAATTTGATTCGAACGGTAAACGAACTTACTACGAAGATTCCAACGGATATTGGAGCAAACGTGAATATGATTCGAACAGTAACCAAACTTACTACGAAAATTCGAAGGGATATTGGAGCAAACAAAAATTTGATAAAAACGGTTTCGAAACTTACTACGAAAATTCAGACGGCGTTATCATCGACAACAGGCCAAAGGTAACTTTCACTATCAAAGAGATCGCAGACAAGCTTGGAGTTGCTGTAGAGAGTCTAAGGATCAAGGAGTAAATCTAGGATAGACTATATAATTTTGAAGTTATGCCAAGATTTGAATCATACTCACAAGGTCACCATAGAATCAAAGAGGGCTTTGCAGTTGAAGGCATTTTCGAACGGTAAAAACTAGGATATACTGAGGACATGACAGCAACCGACATTAAAAATTTACTCGCGGACATTGTTCCAAACGCTCATGTAATTATCAAGGAGAAACAATGCCTCGGTAGTTCATATATCGCAATACACATTGCAGCAAGTGATTATCTTATTAACGATGTAAGGGGACAATTCCCCGCGCATGTTTCTCTATCCTTTGACCCAAAGACTCTGGAACTTGGGGTGCAAATCTTTGGAGGGATGGGAGGGCAATCAATTTATCGCAATATTGACCCTACAATCGACAAGGAACGTCATAATGTTCTGGGACGCATCAGGCTACCTTTCCGCCGTCCTATGGCCAATCCTGAGGCAATCAAACGGGCAATCTCCAAGTTTGCAGAGAATTGGAAGAAAGCAATTAAAGACAATATGGAACTTATGCGGTTTATTGATAAAGTGGATTACGAGAAAGCCATTTCGTAAAAACTAGGATAGAATAGGGACATGACAAAGCAATACACCGTTTCAACCAAATTACAAAGCAACGACAAGCTTTTCCCTTTCGCGGGGATGATTAATAACGTTAAAGTTGTATCGTGTCAAACCGATCAAAACGCTATGGAAGGCGCGGAAAGAATCTTAAAAGTCTTACAAGATTGCAAAGCTGGCTTAAGAGACTCAAGCGGCAGTGGAATCGACATTGATAAACTTGACAAAGCACTTGGCAATCGGTAAAAACTAGCGTAAACTGAACCTATGCAAGACATGATCATTACCCTTCCCAAAGAATTGAAGAAATCCATGGACAAAGGATATCTGGAAGTGGAATCTTTGGTGGTTTTCCTTTTTGTGGAAAAAGGATTCTCCAATCCATTGGGTAAGAAATTCAGAGATACCGCATTGCGAGACTTAACCAAAGATGGGCGTCATATTCGTAGTTGCTCAATCGATGCAGAAACGGGAGATATGCACATAAAGTTTGCGTAAAAACTAGGATACAATAACACTATCATGAAAAACAAGACATTCTACATGTTTATCGGAGATAACGATAACCAATTGAAAAATAAGAGTAAGCGATTTGTCGTCTTAGCTGATACTATCAAGGATACTAATCAAGCACAATTCATTGGAGTGGTGGTTGCAACTAATAAGAAAGCCGCGCATTCAATTGGAGAGGAAAGTTACAATTGGGGAAACCCTTTGTATGACATGGCGCGTGGGAGTTATCCGCCCTTTGTTCCTGTTTCCTCTGAGTTCATTCTAGCCAACTTTGATAAGAGCAATCTTAGTAAAAACTAGAATAGACTAAGGACATGCTAATCAAATACACATACACAGTAGAAGTGAAAGATTCCATGAAATTGTGGATAGCGTGTTGAGGGTGGGATAGAGGAATATGGGGGGATAAAAACTAGGATAGAATAATATCATGACAACGATCTGAATACTGAAATATAACACTTTCGCGCTTGTAGCTCAAGGGTAGAGCAAACGACTCATAATCGTTAGGTTACTGGTTCGAATCCAGTCGGGCGCACCACTTTATAAAAACTAGGATAGAATAATATCATGACAACGCAACAATACATCACGCCAACGCAACAATACCTACTAGATCTTTATCATGAATATTGTAATGACTTCCTCACAATCGCTTTCATGGCGGAAAAAAAGGAAATCAGTCCTGAAACTCTCAAATCAATGGTGGATGAAGGGCGTAAAATTTCCTTGGAAATCAGTGCGCTTTAAATTGACTCTGACTCTAGGGAGAAAAAGCTTGTAGCCCTTTGAATATAAGGGTTTGTAAAAATAGACAATCGGCTATAAATATTATAAAAACTAGGATAGACTGATATCACCATGAAGCCACCTAGAAATATCCCACGGACTGGGTGGAAGCTCCCATCTCATTGCTTGGGTTGTAATGCTGCTGATAGTTTTTATATACAATTAGTAAAAAGCTCTCAAATGATCCATGGAGAAGAAACTTCATACCAAACTAAGAAGTATGTATGCCACCATTGTGGAGCCTCCGTCCTTTCCCCCGATCAGATTAGTCAAGGCGTGAAAGATGCGGTCTTAGCATACCAGCGAAGTGTAGGATTATAAAAACTAGGATATACTGATATCACCATGAACGACATCACTTCGACCATAACATCTGAGAAGATTAAAATATCCATTGGAACTCATACCAGTATCCTTAATGAGACTACTCTCAATAAGATTAATAAGGATGATATTATCAAATCACTTAGATCTTTGAAAGATAAGTGCAAAGCATCCAATGTAACCTTGCGAGGATATAACAAAACGCTTGCATTTATTAAAGATAATTATTCAGCTTATCTCAGTGAATATAGACATAGACAATTCTTATTCGATGAAGTACGCGTAAAGGCTCAAAACATGCTAGAATCATCAGAGGATGGCGTTCTAGACGCTGAAATGCAAAAGGAATGCACGACTACTAGAAATGAGATGCTAAGCTTAAATTGGCGTTCTACGCTCCTTTCTAAGTTTAATGGTCTTTCTTATAAACTTGAAGGATATGAAAACAAAAACCTATCAGACTTCACCATGATATATATCGGACAATAAACCATTCTCAATAAGCCTTTCTAGCCCTAGGGAGAGAGAGGCTGCATCCCTTTAACTACGGGGAAACGTGAAAATACTCTTATTGAGACTGATCTATTAGGACATTATAAAAACTAGAGTAAGATAATACCATGACCATAAAGGAAATACTAGCGACAATCGGACTAATCGTGCTTATCCTATTCACAATTTGGGTGGACAACCAATGGGAAGTTAAGCCAACCGAAGTTCATTCCCCTATTCATAAAAACTAGGATAAGATATTACTACCATGAAACACTCATTATTCACTCAATCATACAAAGGTTTATATATTCATTCACATTGCAACGGGGAAAATTCAATCGTTCAATGCACCATGCCTTTCAAGAATCTACGTGGTAAGTCCGTGGAGAATATGAAACGCCGTATTAGAAATGAGATCAAGAGAACGATGGAATTCGTCACAGAAGAAAGCTTTTTAAGACTTCCAAACGACTTGAATGGCAATCCTCGCTACTATCTTTCATCTCAGGATACTACTGAAAAGCTTGCAAGGGAAGCTGGCGGGACTATGTATCGCGGGAACAGATATGGCGCGGGATGGGTATTCTCGACGTATAACCTTCGCGGGACAGTTACAACTCTAAACGCATAACCCTTGGACATTACACTAATTTTAGCGATTATCGTTCTGGGATGCGTCGGGCTGTATGTCATTGCTGGGATTATCCTACTGATATTCATCTTTAAGTAAAAACTAGAGTAAACTGGTAACATGACCAAGACAATGAAACACGACATGAGCCTAAGATTCCGCGCTAAGGAAAAGCAACTTAGGCGCAATGCTAAGATTCTCTTGAAGGATATTTTCGGATTTGCTACCCTCAAGGAAGCTCGTCAATGGCTCATTGATCATTCTAAAGATGGGTATTGCATACTAAAAAAGGATGGCGTGGAAGTCTTCTATGCGTCCAATTGTCGCCCCGGTTATAAGTTTCAAATGGGAGGAAATCACAAGGGAATTTTCGTATCGACACCTTTTTAAAAACTAGAGTAAACTGGTAACATGACCAACGCCATGAAATACTCCATCAGAATCACGCACAACGATCCGTCATTAGGCGAACAAGTCTTTTTCTTGTTATATAACAATCGCACCTCTTGGGGTATTGTCACGGCTGGGAAACATCTCAGAAGCTACCTCGCAGTATGCGGAAACGACTACACTGCCGTGATTGAAGAAGCCTAAGACTTTTTAAAAACTAGAGTAAACTGGTAACATGACCAAGACAATGAAATACTATATCGCAGCATACACACTCCGCAAAGATGGGGAAGAGGAGGAAGTCATCCTTTTTGAAGACGCAAATTGGTCTGATGTCCTAGTTAAAAAATGGAACGAGTTATACGAAAATTTCAAGTTCGGAGATAAGACAATTCGAGGATGGTATTCCGATGAACATCAGACCCGCCTGATTTGTAGCCATCGATCCGAATAAGACTTTTTAAAAACTACAACATACTACCCATATATGAAACTTAAAATGGACATTAACGGCAACAAGACTCTTTACATTCTTCGTGGTGACAAGACTCTCCGCATTCAAACCAATGGCAACCTTCCTAAGACTCACAGAGACGGGATTGGATCATGGACTGAAGCAGAGGTCGATGCGTATCACAGGAGCATCTTTCTAAGCCTTTATAAAAACTAAGCTAAACTGATACTGCCATGAGAAAAGTAACACAACAAGCAGCAGCCGCCTTTCACGGCTCCCGCAAATTCAAAAGCGGAGCAACGCAAGTCAATCCCCGCCTAGGAGGAGTCGAGCTAGTCCTTCACGGTAGCGTGATTGCCCGTGAGATCGATGGAGGGGGGCTTTCAGTCAATCTCTGCGGCTATCCCACCAAAGTCACCCGCGAACGTCTCAATAGCCTTCACGGCGTCTCAATCTCTCAAGATAAAGGCATTCAATATCTCAATGGAGAGGTAATGCCCGAAAATGGCTGGGTGAAAATTTCATAGGTGCGTCATGGCAAAGTCCCCTCTCTTGGGTGGTTCTAAGAGAGGGGCGACCATGTCACTTTATAAAAACTACAATATACTGATACCATGACTAAGACCATGAACCCACTAGAAACATTCATCCTACCAGAAACATTCATCGATTACAGCGGCAATCCACGCGCTACGGATTTCCCTAAAGGGAAGCTTATATTCAACGATGGCGATATTTACTTGTTCGGTATGGCAAACGATTACACGATCGTATATACTTCAACCATTCAAGAAACGTTCACGCGCCTATCTTATGCCATGGCAAGGGCAAAGGTGGTAACTCTGCAAGATCATCAGGCCAAGTGCGAAGCAAGCATGAAGTTGAGCGGCTTTCGCTAAGGAGAATGACACGTTATAAAAACTACAATATACTGATACCACTTTGAAAACTGTAAACTTAAAAAAGCACGTATGGGAAGGCTGGACTGTTCAATGTTTCGTTGACGAGCTAGAACCTCAACTTGATCAAGCTAGAATTGGGAACTCAATTCTTCGTTTTCCTAAAAGCAAGGATGATTTGAGAAAGTTTCTTAAAGAGAATCAGCCCTATTACAAGAAGGAAATAAAAGATCTCGTCGCCTATTTTAGCATAAGATACGGATTGAAATAAAACCAAGCTCTTAATAATCGCTCGCTCATTAAATTGAGCGAGCCTTTCCGGTGCAACCTGTAAAAACTAGGATAGACTGATACTGCCATGAAGAACATCACAACCCCTGCACAAGACATCGCACGCCACGCACGCCTTTACGCTGCGTATCAAGATACCATTCGCAATGAGGATGCGGATCAAAACGACTATGACTCAAGAGAGAGCAAGCACTTCGATTTCTGCCTAAGGGGAAGTTCTAAGAACGACGGGAAGGAATACTTCACCCGCTCTCCCTACGCTACCGTGCAAGCTTGTGGCGGTGGCTTCATCGTTCACAACGTGCCAACGGGTAAGAATTGGCCTTTCGCTACGTGGGAGGGCGCAATGTCCATGCGTGGTGGCGTGTCCGCACGATATAAACATATTGAGACATCAGGAGAGTTCAAGGTTTCCTAAGCTTCTAAGGTTTCCTAACTTGGGCAGTTCCGAGAGAGGGGCGACCATGTCACTTTTTAAAAACTACAGTAAACTGTAACTACCATGAAACGATTCAATTTCACCGCTAAGGATACCGCCGTAATCAATGAACACATGTCTGCAATCACCAGACGTATTGAGGAGGCGACTAATGATTCTCTCGTGGCTATGACTCGGTCTTCCGATCCATCTCAAAGTGATATTTATGAGAAAATTATTGCTATGAACATGAAGCAAGCGAAAAAGGAAATAAAAATGCTATGCTTTGAAGTTCAATCTTATAAGTAAAATAAGGTTTCCTAACTTGGGCAGTTCCGAGAGAGGGGCGACCATGTCACTTTTTAAAAACTACAGTAAACTGTAACTACCATGAAAATGAAATACTCCATCAGAATCACGCACAACGATCCTTCACTAGGCGAACAAGTCTTTTTCTTATCTCACAACAATCGCACCGCTTGGGTCATTGCCACGGCTAGGAAACATCTCAGTAGCTATCTAGAAGTATGTGGAAACGATTACACTGCCGTGATTGAAGAAGCCTAAGACATTTATAGACTAAACTCACAGACTTTATGAAATAACACCCACCGATTGTAAAAACTAGGATAGACTAAACTCACAGACTTTATGAAATACATCAACACCACCCCACACTCCATCTTCGAAGTAGAAACTGGCAGAACATTCCCATCTAGCGAGCATCTTACCCGTGTCAGCGTGTCTAATGAGTTTGTTTCCGTAAGCGGCGGCGTTCGCCTCTTTAGCACCACATACGGCGTCGTGACTGGTTTGCCAGCAAGCGAGGATGGGGTGCTTTTCATAGTTTCCGCGCTTGTCAAGCTTGCAGCAAACAAGGAGAAGCGTTTCGACGTGGTTTCTCCCGGCGAGCTTCTACGTGACGAAAATGGCAATCCAGTCGGGTGCAGGGGATTCTCCCTCTAAGACTTTATAAAAACTACACTAAACTGATACTACCATGAGCAATACCACACCAGCCACACTCCACACTCTGATTCACTCCTGCGGATCGGTGCAACATGTAATGTTGACACCCGAGGATGTTCAATATCTCGTCGGTCTTCAGATCAAAAATGACGAGTTTGCCCCTCAAGAAGTTTACCCTGTATAAAAACTACAGTAAAATAATACTACCATGACCACTGAAATTGAAGCATATCAAGATATTAAGAACCGCCGCAGATCCATTACAGCGCGCAACGCCGGCTTGCGTATGGCAGGAAAAGCAGATCAGCAAAGTGCTTTGCCAGATCTTCCTGCCAAGCCTATGAAGTATCTGTTGACTGATTCAGAGGGCGGTTACTTCGGCATGGAATATGACAAAGAGACGGCTCATGAGTATGCCGAAGAGCGTGGTTATCTTGTCATAGCTTTGCCTTTCGATAAAGCTATGTAAATTCTTTATATAAAAACCACATCTTTCCTATTAGGAAAGATGTGGTTTTTTGTTGTTAGGTATATATATATATATATATATACATAGGGGGAGACATACAATATACTGTTAGGCATACATATGTATGTATATACATATGGGGGGTGGAGTTAGGTATTGCTTATACATATGCCGGGGGTGGAGTTAGGTATTGCTTATATGTATGCCGGGGGGAGATATGCCTTCGATGCCATGGTATATATATGCATATATATGTATATACATACATATGGGGGGGTGGAGTTAGGTATTGCTTATATATAGGGGAGGGGGGAGGTATGCCTTTGATGCCATGGCAAAAATTTTTTTGGTAAATTCCCGATAAATTCCAATTGGCAAAAATTTTTTTGCCGAAATTTTTACAGATTTTACCCCAAATTTTTATATAAATCTTTACCTCTATACATATCTATATTTTTGGAGTTCATTGGTTATTTGGAGATGTCTCGATCAAGATCGGACTGATGCCAGTTGAGGGATAGCAGGGCAAACTCAAGAGCCTCTAGTGCGACCCTCTTAGCCCCCGAGTTGGATCTAGCCCCTTTGATCGTAATAGTGTTGCCCGATGGTGTATGTTCTATTGTGACCGCTGGCAACTGAACTCCTACGTGCTGCCCACCAAATGGTCTTGCATTCGGAGTTGAGATTATAAGTTGAGATTCGTGTATCATTTATCAATAAGTTCGATGTAAAAGTAATGGTTTATACCGATAGTATTTCCACTTGTCCCATCATATGTCCAATACCAATCGTCCTTTTTCGCCAAGCCATAAATCATATTACTTCTCCGATAAGCAAATCCTCTTCCCACCCATTTCTTGCCATCTGGGGCTTCGGGTAGGGATGGCCACCCCTCGGGAATTGGGATACCATTATCTTCGGGTAGCGTTGGGGGAAGAGTGGTCAAGATTTCTCGGACACGCACTACTTTCCACGAATCCCCCTTCTCAGGAGGACGATCATACTTATGATGTTCACCAACTACAATACCTTCTTTAAACGATGAATTCCCTTTGGTGCTAACAATGACATCCCACTCCCTTGACTCCACAGGGATTTCTACGAGGTCTTCCAGTGCAGCGGCATAGTAATCTCTTCCATTCAATATCAAGGACTTCCCGTTATGTTCCCCGACGATTTCGACAGGCTTTCCATTATGTGTGTATTTTTTCATAATTTATTATATATCTATTTTGAGATTATTGTTCCGATGGGTTGCCATGTAGAAGCATGGTAAGTCGTTGGATCGGACGCTTCTTGTGACAGGCGTTCCGCCTTTTTATTTGGGTAATTTTCGGAATTCTTATAATTCTCATATTCTATACCACTTAGTTCCGAATCATAACACTCAACTTCCCATGACCTTCTTTTTGGCTTTACCCCTATATATCCGCCGTCAATATATGTAATAGTCCCCCATTGTTTATATGATAATTTTACAGTAAGATGATCATCATGTTGTAATCTCCTTGGTTGTAGTAATGTTATGGGTGTCATTATTTCAACCCTATCTCCCTCTTTCATAAGTTGACTTTACCACGACAATATGATAAAGTCAACTTAAATAAGAAAATGCAGCACTTCAAGATGTTTTATGAAAATATGGAAGATAACTTTTCCGGTAAGTGGGAGGATGCTTTGCGCTCTTCTGAGGAGCTTTCCGTAGCAGTTGATCTCATGGGTAATATGAAGTCCAAGATCTCGGGAGAGATTTATATAGTGGGGGGAGTTCCCCGCGATCTTTTGATGGGAGGAGAGATTGATGATGTGGATCTGGCAACCAACATGCCCTTTGAAGAGATTGCCAAACATTTCAAAATTGCCAATATATCTAAGAACGATTCCCAACCTGTGTATGCAATCAAGTGGAAAGATTACACTTACGATCTTGCCAAGTTCCGTGAGGATTCCGGTGATCTAGGAAGGCAGAATAATGTTTCAAAAGAAACGGACTCCTTTGAATCGGATACATCCAGAAGAGACATATCGATCAATGCTTTTGGTATGGATGAAAATGGAACTCTTGTGGATTACCAAGGAGGTATTCAGGATTTGGAAAATAAGATCATCCGTGCTGTGGGAGATGCTAAACAGAGATTCAAGGAAGATGCCACTCGTATTCTTCGGGTGTTTCGGTTTGCTGCTAAGATGGACTTTGATATTGAGGAAAAAACCAAAGCTGCTGCCATCGAACTTAAAGATCTTCTCAGCGACCCCTCTGCGATCTCCATGGAATCCATATCCAAAGAGTTTTATAAATCAGCTAAGTCTGGAAGAACTCTTTCTAACTTTTTAAAGAAGCTTCAAGACACGGGAATCCTACATGACATTCTACCCGAGTTCACAAGCATGGAAGGATTTGACCACAATCCCGAACACCACCCCGAGGGGGATTCTCAAGTTCTGGGACATATATATGAATGTCTCAATGTATCTCCCTACAATGATCCTGTGATAAATCTGGCAGTCCTTTTCCACGATTTCGGAAAGGCTACTACCCGTGGAACAAGCGATTCAGGACATTCCAATTATCATGGACATGAAGGGGCAGGGGTTCCTATTGTTGAAGATATTTTCAACCGTCTTCGATTCGCTGAATTATCGGCAAATGATAAGAAAAATATATTATTCGCGGTGGATCGTCATATGCTTATTCATAAGTTGGATGATCTTACCATGAAGACCCTAGTCAAGCTTATCCAAAATCCGGCGTGGGAAGTTGTCAAGGCTGTGGGGTATTGTGATGAAGCTTCGCGTGGATCGGGACATTTTGACGCAAAAGCATTTGAAGAGAAGATTCAAAGAGCGGAAGAGCGGGTTGCTAAAGTTGGGGGAAATGATCCCAATGCTGGTAGAGAAGTTATCAAAAAATACGTGGATGGTAACAAACTCATGCAGTGGTTCCCCGCCCTTAAAACCGATAAGAGTAAGTTCAAGGATATTATGTCTGGAATGCAGGAGTATATTATGAACTCTCTGGAACAAGGAACGGAACCCAACGAAGAAGAGCTTAAAAATATCGGCAATGGGATTTTATCAGAATCGCGGTTTGATATTTTATATAGACGAATCCTTTCTAAATAACACCATGCACGAAAATCTTTCTCTTTTATATGAATCTATTCTGATCTCAGAAATGACCGAAAAGGTTGTGAATTACGTTCAAAAACATACAGAGGATCTACCATTTGATTCCATATTTGGAGACAAGTTGCGTATTATAATTCCCGTGAAAACATCATCCATTGTTGGGGACATCTTGAATGATCTGAAGAAGATAAATGGGTTCTCATCAATTGATCCGATGAAAGGGGAAATCCTTCGGAAAATAAAAATTGATCCTAAGTATGGACAAGGGGAAGAGAAAATCCAAACGGTTAATATCGGAAAGGCTATTCAATCCCTTAAAATTGATCCTGAGAAGAAAAAGGAATATATGTCTTGGTATGCCAAATATAAGGACTCCTTACCGCAGGAGATGAAGAAGACATCCGACCATTCCATTATTTTAACCCGCGCTCCCGTCGATGTTGTGCGTATGAGTGATCACCGGAATATATCCTCATGTCATTCCCAAGGTGATAGTCACTTTCAATGCGCTGTCCAAGAAGCACTCACAGGAGGAGCGGTTGCATACTTGGTAAATTCCGATACTTTAGAATCATATATCGATAGCGACGATTTCCAAATGGATGATCTCTTTGATGATAGAGAAAGGGGTAGGAGAGGCTTGGAACCACCCGTGGCTAGGTTGAGGATTCGTAGATATATTATAGACGGGGTGGAATATGCACTACCAGAAAAACAAATATATGGAAATTTAAAAATCCCCGGATTCTTCAAGTCTGTCAGAGACTTTCTGGATGGAAAGCAGGATCTAGGCTCAATCGATTTTAATGAAAAAGATATTGAAATTAGAGGAGGTTCATATGAAGATAATGATTCTCAATATCTCATAAACGCTTACTTCGGCAGAGATTCAGAACGGGGGGATAATCTGGGGGATATTGATATGGTCGATCAATATGAAGAGGATGATCGTGACATCGATGGGATATATGGATGGGAAGAAGAGATGCATGAGCTTGTAAGTAATTATGAAAGCAGATTAAACTATGCCTCCGTCGGGGCTGATTACGATAATCATCCTGATGGTGGTGGTGCATATGTAATGGCATGGGGGGAGATAACCTTCGATATGTCAGGACACGATCTTCCAGAAGACATTGAGGAATTGGAACAAGCTGAGGCTTATGATATTTATAGGGTTAAAAAATATGATAATGGTGTTATGTGGTGGTCTTCTTTTATATCGTCAGTGGATAGTGATTTAACCTCCTTGGGGGATGCAGAATATACTATAAATTTCAATGATCAATATCAACTTACCTTTTTATATAAAGAAGTTTTATACGATGAAGATTCTTTGGATACTTTTTTCAATAATATAAGATATCTAGATATTTCTTATCAGAAATATGAAGATGATATATACCAATCCATGTTACAATCTCTTCCCGATATGGAAGAGGTTGAGGAAGACGGCATCGAACTGGAAGAGGTTGAGGAAGACGGCATCGAACTGGAAAAATTTGATATTGAAGTCGGTTATTCTGCCAGTAAAGCAGAATGCAACATTACGTGTTATACGAAGTCGGAAGATTACGATTTTATGAGAGATTTAGAAAAACATTTCAAATCAATCCCTCCTTATTATGTAAATCGATGTTTTCATAAATTTGTATCTGATATACATAAACCTATTCAAAAATCAGGAGAACAGATGGAATTCAAAAAATTCTTTGAGTCATTTAATAATTCCTTCGATTTAAATGAATATGTGAGGAGCTTTACCTTATTAAATATAGATTTGAGAGCGGGTTACTTCACGGTAAAGTTGGAAGTGGTATCACGGTCAAATGATAAGATGTTCATGGAAATATTACAATCCATGGAAGGTAATTTCAAATACGTTGAACTCTTTATATTTTATATAATCATGTCCAAATTTTGGGGAGATGTGGATATGAAATCAACATACTCCGATCTTCATAATCAAATGTCACCAGATATGCTAAAGCTTCAAAGGATATTCCTAAAATATAGAAAGTTTTAACCATTCCCCGAATCTCAAATCAGTATCACAATCCAGATATTTCTTATATCTTAATTGTGAACGAGTTAGCTTAGGAGGGTCGGGAGATTGTTCTTGAACTTCCCACATACCATCTTTCGTCACCATATAGTATTTCATATCACCATCCTTATCCCAAGATCTATCCCCACGGAACATCATCCCCATATCAACTAACTTTTCACAAATGATCCCATCTGGACTTTTTGGATCAGTGTAGAAATTATTCCTATATTGATTACCTTGTCCATATTGATCAACTCCCAAAGAATGTTGGAGGATGTGTAACTCTTCTTTTGTCATTGATCTATTCATAATTATTCTTCTTAAGATTTTCTATATATACAGGAGTTCCCATCCAAGCTTCTTTTAAAGCATCAGTCGTGTGATACGAAAAAAGATCCTTCAACATACAACACGCTTCAGGAATTCCATCTTTCAAAGAAAACCAAATTAGTTGAAGTGGTAGTGTTACTACAAATATAAGAAAGAGTAATATCACCATACCTTTACGAATCCATCCATTTTCCATTTTACAAATTTTCATAATCACGCTCCAAACATTCCAACAATCCACTCATGGACATCATCATCCTCCAGTTCTCGATAATCAAATAAAGTGTCTTCAATCGCAATTAAAAAATTAGGATTGATGTGTTCATATTCTTCCTTCGATCTACGTCTGAGAACATTCATCATTTCGTCGTATATGGATTCTTTCATTTCTTCTCTTGAAAAATTATTGGTCGATCTTGGTCATGCTGCGATGCGAATTCAAAATCGTGTCCGTTAAGCATGAGGTGGTTGACCATAGTTATCGCCAGTATTTTCATGGCAGATGCAGGAATATCTGAGATAGACAAATCTCCAATTTGGATTCCATACTCATCCCATTCAATATCTCGATCAGTATATTCCCCCCCGTAAGTAGATATATAATGATCGAGTTCGATGTTGGTGTCTAATGATATGTTCATGGTAGTCTTTTGATGATTTAAACGAGTCTATTGGAAATCATAATGGTTCCGTCAGATTTTTCTGCCATTTTCTTTATATGTCTAGCTTCTTTTAAAGAATCTGCGTATTTAAACCCCCAATCGTTTATATAATCACGATACATCCAAATTGAATGTGACCTATTGAAGGTATGTGGATATTCCCCATTATTCAAATAGTCCCAAATAGAGTCATCTGACATTTTTTTAAACCTTTTTGGGATACACCACAACCACTTTTCTTCTTTCGCAGCAGCGATCAGAATAGCCTTACATTCTTCCGCCCTTTTTTTATAATCCTTCCTCGATACTTTGACCTCTTCTTCATATTTTTCCACGGCTTGGATTACATCTCCACAATCCACCCACATCATTGCACCAATCATATTATCATTCATCGTTTAATTGTAGTCTAGTTTTTATCTCGTCGGGAGATGAATAGACAATCTCATTTGGAATCACTTCATACTCCAAACCTTTCATCTTCTCCACGTATTTTTTACCCATCCCTTTAACCAAATATCCAATCGTAACATGGGGGTGGTAATCTGGATAATCACTCTCGTATGGGAAATTATCCATGAGGCGTTCATTCATATCCTGAATGGTTTTTGAGTCATCCTTCACATCAAATTTGAGAACATCATACTTTTCATTTTCAAATAGAGAGGCATTCGCAAGTATGAGAGGTGGAACTTTGAAATCTTCCAATTCCCCCAAAACATCATACCCCTTAACATCAGGATCGAATCCATAGAGCAACGTGCAATGTGTTTCATCCTCCAATCCATAGTCATCATCCTCTATGTAAATATCTTCATCATCAATCATATCATGAATCTCCTGCATTTGAGGAAGATTGAAATACAACATTGCACATCCTTTAGATACGTTTGATCTTTCTAGGAAGAACTTTAAGAATTTTTTCATCACGTTATTTTAACACTACAATAGTAGAAAATCAACCAAATAATCTCTCAATTTTTCTATCAATGTTTAACCATTTGATATAATTATCACCATGGCAGGTTTCATTCTCTTTACAGAAACATGCAATGGTCTTATCTCTTAGATCTTCCACCGCTTCCTGTAGCTCCCGATTGCTGATCAAATATTCCCAATGTTTTTGAATTGCTTCCCTTTTTGTGGAAACTTTAAACGTGGCTAGAGTGTTATCCTTATATGAGAAAGGATTGCCGTATATACTCGGGCGGCATATACACACATCATGATTCTGTGATATATGAACTCTTTTCGTCATCCCCTTTAAAATCTACAGTAATTGTCACATGTGCATCCCAATCTTTAATGGGGTGAGGATTACCCTTGATCGTTTTATGTAATTGTTCTAGCACTTGACGAGTGATTGCATTCTTTTTATTTTCCCCACAGATCTCATATACGATTGATTTAGCTTCTAAATCATCCAGATCAGAGTATTCATAATACTGGTGAAATTTATCCATCCTAGCACTTTTAAATTTTAGCGTGATGTATTGTTTACCGAAATAACCCTCCCATGGTTCTTTGGTAAATTTCCACCCCAACTTTTCATATTTTTCTTTATCAATCATTTTATATCGTATGTGTATGTATATTTTCCTTTAGTTTTCATATAAAAAGCTTCACCTGATTCTAAGGCATCTTTAACTCTCTTAGCGAACGGCTTTAGAACTCCTTTATATTTCGTTCTTATGGTTTTGTCGTGATATGTTCTATCCCCCCACTTGATTATACTCGCCCCTTTGATCTCATCCCCCATCTTAAAATTAGAAGCTTTGTATATGGTTCCTTCATGTCCCCATTGTTTATCTGCATAAGATACCACAACACCACACCCCCAATCTTTTTTCAAGAGTCTTAATGACCTTCCTATAAAGAAAGATTCCGCATTTCTTGGGGTGTCATCCACACAACATAGGCGACGAAGTTCAATAACTTTGGAAGCTTCATCGGAGAATTTCTTCCACTGATTTGCCATTGCCATCCTACCATAAAACATACCACCCTTCAAATTATCATCTGGGTCATATAAAGCATAGCAGTGATCGGCAATACAGCCATTGATAGACTTGGAATAGTGCCAAGTCTCAATGAAATCTCTGATATCGGATCTTTTTATCCTTTTAACTGTCCACCCCTGTAATGCCATCTAAAATATGGTAACATGTGTTACAATAAAATCAATACCTAGTCACGGCGTTTATAAGATTTTTAATTTGGGGACTTACGCGATCCACAAAATCTTCAGCAGTTCTAGCATCTCTGCGGAAATCCAAATCGGAAGTATCCAAAGAAACTCCTATCTTACTGAGAACTGGTTTATTAAAGATACTACCGTTGTTGTGATGAATATGAAATAACTTATCAAGTGTTTCCATCATCTTCACCGTCTTATTTGATTTATAATAATCTAATAGTGTTTGCGATAGCTTTGCGATCTTAGCCCAAGCATCTCCCCCAACGCTATACACTTGTTCCTTTCCAGTCTCGGGAGATACATAAACTTCCCCACCATATTCTTGGAACCAGCCACTGTTGGGGGATTTCCATAGATCAGATGCGAAAAAATCGCTCATATTCGAGAAGGATGGCTTACCTTTTAAAATCATAGCTGGGGTAGGATTTACAAATTCTCCAGTCTTTAGAAGATATTGCATATAACTTTCATTTAGCCATTCCTTCAACTCATCTTGATTAACCCATAATTCATCTTCAGCATGTTCCGACTCATCCGAAATTAGATTGGCCATACCAATGACCATAACCTTGGACATAGATTTCGCAGCTTCTTCAAACATGAAATCTACTCTATCGTTCAACCCCCCGGGCATAATAGTTTGATCGACTTTATATCCGTAATGTTTTTTACCCTCACCATATCTCCAATATAAATCATATAACGCATATATATCGTAAAACATTGTAGCGAATTTATTTGGAGGAGAATACGACTTCTCCAATATAATCCTATGTAATTTCTTGGGGTTAATTAGTTCCCGTTTGGTAAATCGTTGCATTGTTATATTTAGATTAATCTAGTTTTTATCTCCATATAGATGCTTCTGAGCAATCATAATGAAGTGATCAGCAACCCAGCAAACCGCAGCAGAATACAGTGCCACGTAGAAAAAATTCTGGGAGTTTATAAGTCCAAAAACCAAACCTATCCAAAACCCCATACATAGGGAACATTTGAACAGTTCCTTAAAGAACTGCCACTTTATCAACCTCTCCCTAATAAAATTTAGGATTGAACCATACTTCATGATGTAGCAGGTTCCTATCATATAGACAGTTTGGAAATATAGTAGCTCCATTAACCTAAGATAATTTTTTTATCGCTGATAGACTTTACACCATCGGAGATTAGCATCGCTTCCTCTCGCTTGACGATAATCTTGTTACCATTATCATCGGTGATTTCCACCATACCATTTTCAAGATCAGTAACCACTGGACATCCATTGTTGTTGCAGCAGAGCTTCACGCTATTATCATTAATATATTTGATCATATCTTCTATTTATCATTCATGAGATATTGATTTGTTTCATTGTTCATAATTTAATACCCCCAAGCCTCCAAAGAATACTTAAATGGTTGATTTGGTAATTCTCTTACCAAATCCAACATCTCAAATGCACATTCTCTAGTCTCTTGTTGCGTGTCTGGCTTAGTCCTCAAACCCCAAAAATGAAGATATGATAGAAGTGAACCCGTCCACATAAATTGAGTCTCCAGTGCCAAGGGTAGAATTATCCTAGCTTGCTCTTTAGCAACACCAGCATCGCATAGATCCTTATACAAGGATGACCCCCTTCTTATATGTTCATCAATCCGTTCAATGAGATATGGAGAATCGATCACCCCATCACTGCCTTGTTTAGATGAAGATGATTGCTTCCTAAGTTCATCAATCTTCCAGTAGTTATCACTGAAGTCCACATATCTACCACTGATTGAGTTTGCGGACATTCCCGCTTGATGCTTGAATAGCTGTCTCTCCACAAATATAGGGCATTCAATCCTGAATTGTAGTTGGGGGTGTCTAAATGGTGCTGTGTGTTTATGATCCACTAGATACTTGATAAGTTTTTGGTCTTTTATATCAAAAAGATTTTTAGTCTTACCATAGCTGACTCTGGCGGCGTTCACCACCATCAAATCATCACCAAAAAAATTAATTAATTCTGCTTTCATGTTATATTTTATTCGTGATCTGCACCGAGATAATCATCTCCACCAAATTCACCCTGCTCAATTATAGCACTCTTCAATCAAATTGCAACCCCACTTTTAAATTCTTCCTCAAATGGAATATCCCTTACCTCATGCTCAATGTGTTTGAGGTTGACTTCATCTTGCTTTAGAAGATTTCTAATATTATCAATCCTAGCCAAAATCTGGTAAACCGTGGCAGGGGCATATTTCATAAAGTCCTCGGAATGAGAACCATTGAAACGGTATCTACCATCTTCTCCTTTTGTATATTCGTCTTCGTATCTCATTTTTTCACGATTATTTTCATAAACATTGGATACTTCTTGATCCGTCTTTTCGCTTCTGCATAACTCCCACAGAATACATCAATTACGATATTATTTTTCCCGAGTTTCTTAGATGCTGTTCGTTTTTTAACAGCACTTCCCGTATCTTTTGCAATAAGGTATCTGCCCATTTTGGGGATATATACCTTAGATCCATATGGGATGATCTTCGGGTCAACCGCAATGGTCTTGCCGCACACTGCGGTTTTTCCAGTTGCGGTAATTGTCCCAACCTGCCCACCATCTCCCGGCCAGTAGTAAGTTACCCGCGCCAACATCTCAACATTCTCAGCTTGGAGAGGCAAAGCCATCATTAGTATTAATAGTATTTTTTTCATAATTTATTTATTCGTCGTCAGGATGCGTTTGGAATATTTTTATCCATACCACAATTTACCACACGAAAATAAAAAATCAAGCCAAATACCGATATATATTCGATGACTTTAAGCAATCTTGATATTATCTTTATAGATATTATTGAATGTAAATGTTGCAATATTCCCATTTTCATTTTTAAAATTTAGATCAGAATATAATTCTAGTTTGTCAAAATTAAATATTTCAAGAATAATAACTTCGTCCGAGTTCCAATTTTTATTACTAGCTAAAGTTTTTGCAAAAAATTGTGTGTAAGTTTTGGAATTTCCAATCATCAGATAAATCCTATTTCCATCGTGATTAAAATTAGTTTCTGATTCCCTTGGAACTAAACCAAACTTTTGAATTTTTTCTAGATATTTCTTATTAGTAACATGAAAACATCTTTTACCCTTAAGAAGATTGGGGTCAATTATGAAAGAAAATTTAGGTTCAATGAAAAGTCCAGTTTCATCATTTCCATATGGTTCAATAAACGCAATAAAATATCCATATGTAATAAGATTTTTTTTAAGATCCTCTATCATATTTTCTGATATGTCCTCATTTTTAAAAAATATTGAAATCCCCGAAGATTTGTTATCTTTATCGAATATATCAGATTGTATATGACTATGATTTGGATATTTTCTAGTTATCATAGAGATCACAGAGCTATATGGATATGATGTGATCAATCCTTCTGATAGAAGGATATTTTCCTTAATTTCATTCATACTTCCCACTATTCCATGTTCATGTTTATACACAGAGAACATATCTCTGTGAAAATTTTTAAATTTATTCATGCCAGAATTTATCACACAAAAATAAAAAATCAAGCTAAATACCGATATGAAGAAATATCTAATTCTCTTACTCATACCATTCATGTTCGTGTCATGCGCCAATGATATCACATCAGATGCCTATATCCCGAAGGCTCCCATTGTCACAGAAAGCGCGAAGCCTGATCTGGATAAGACTAATGTAGATATCGACAAGTCCATTGAAGGTAACGTGAGGATTGATGAGAATATCAAGGATCAGATTCAAGCTCTGGTGGATCAAAATAAAAGTATCTCCCAAGTTCTCCTACAGGCAGAGACAATTAAGATTAAAGCTGATTCCAAAGTTCTCGTAACCGAGATAGAGGCCGTCAATCTAATCGAAGAACTGAAAAAGGTTGAATCTCGTAATTTACTTTTAGAAACTGATACAAATAAAATTTCGGGGATTATTAAGAAACAAAAAATTGATCTGAATACGGCTAAAGTAAATCTTAAAAATGCTACAGATAAGGCCAATGACAAAGAATCAGAAGCAAGGGAGGCTCAAGATAAGTTAGCTCAAGTATCCGCTTCTGTCAAATTAAAAAATGTAGAAGTCTCTCAATTGCAGAAAGAGAAGGAGAAGCTAATTAAACAAGCTGCGGATGCTAAGGTGTATAAGAAAATTATATTGTGGTCTGTTGGTATTTTCCTGCTCTGGTTGGTAGTTAAAAATGTCCTAATGGTTTACCTACCCACTACTAGATTCCGCATCTAAATAGTATTATGAGAGATCCACTAGACAAAGAAAACTTCCTATGTGGAAATCGCCAAAGGTGGGCGGTTATATTCATATTATGTGGAGCTATTGTATTATTCGTCAACATCTTTATCGGGGTTGAGTTTGAACCTTCCCCATATATGCAATTTCTCATAGCCATTGGATCTCTATTCATACTAGGAGCATCGGGGGATTCTTGGTTAAAAACTTATAGTGCAAAATCTATCAAAGAAACTGTAGTAAAGGAAGAAACAAAAAGAATTGACAAGGCTTCTAAGGTTGACACCTCATCACCAACTAAGGAGGAAGTAGAGGAATTTCAAATTAAACATCAAGATGATCCAAGCTATGCTCCCATAGAGTGGACAGAAAAGCAGGAGGTAGAGCAGTGAGTGGTTTTAAGATAAAATTGGTGCAGGAATTATTGAAAGATAATGGTGTGTATCGGGGTAAAATCGACGGAGACTTTGGAAAATTGTCTAGAGAAGCAGTTAGGAAATATTACGACTTCCCCCTAGATTGGAATGACTCAAGACTTGTAGTGGGTTGCATACAAGTTATTTGCATTAAGAATGGATTTTCCGCTGGAATCATCGATGGGTTTTGGGGGCAATTTACCGAAAAGGCTTATAATCAACTGTTGACTCTTCTTGGTAAGAAAGAAAAATCCATCATCGTATCCCCCAATGCTGATACTAAAAAGTCTTATAATAAGTGGCCAAGACCTGACTACGATAGTATGGTTAGATTTTACGGGAAGGTTGGAACTAATCAAACTACGATGACGCTTCCTTATGAGATGGAATTGGCGTGGGATTCAAGTGTGAAAATCAAAAGATTTACATGTCACATGAAGGTGAAAGATGCCTTTGGTATAATATTTGAAGAAACTTTAAAACATTACGGCAAAGACGCCATAAAAGAATTACAACTGGATAGCTTTGGGGGGTGTTTAAATGTTCGGAAAATGCGCGGAGGATCTTCTTGGAGTAAACACTCTTGGGGGTGTGCGTATGACCTCGATCCAGATAGAAATCGTCTGAAATGGGGAAGAGATTCTGCCTATTTCGCTAAACCTGAATACAAACCATATTGGGATATTGTGGAATCTCAAGGTGGTAAAAGCTTGGGAATATTAAAGAACTACGACTGGATGCACGTAGAGATGACTGATTAACGCTTAGTTGGTCGGCTATCGACAATATCACTAAATTCATCTTTATTAATATACCAAAAAGGTTTTTTACCATCTTCGTATCTCATTTTTGCAAAGTCACTTGGATGGGCAATTACATGAGAAATCAATCTTATCATGTTGGTTACATTGGAATCGTCCCAATTATCATCTCTCCTTGCTCTGATGAAAGCTAGAAATGGGAAGGATATAATTCCTAATATAAAAAATGAGAATGCTATTAATATGTATGCCATAAATATATTTATCTCAACTCCGGTTTGAATTGTCAATGGAGAATAGTCGCAGAATCGAACTGCGGATCGAGGATTTGGATACCCCACCTTACCACTCGGCTAACCATTCTTGTTATGAGGATAATACTCTAGTTTTTATCATTGTCAAGGAATTGACTAAACCCCCTAGAGGGCATTGGAGTGAAAATAAAATTGGTAGATCTGGAAAGATTTGAACTTTCTCTATTCCTTTCAAAGAGGAAGGTGCGGCCATTACACTACAAATCAGTTATAAAATTTGGAGGCGCAAGTAGGGATCGAACCCACGACCTGAGATTTACAAAATCCCTGCTCTGCCAACTGAGCTATTACGCCTTTGGTTCTTGTGGTAGGACTTGAACCTACAACTTACTCATTAAAAGTGAGCTATTCTACCAATTGAATTACACAAGATTTGGTCTACCGTCAGAAAATCGAATTCTGCTTAACTTGATCCCAAATCAAGTGCCTCACCAGTCGGCCTACGGAAGATAAAAAGTCTAAGACATAGGAATCGAACCTATGATATTCTAATCACCACGGATTAGACGCTCTACCATTTGAGCTATCAAAGTTTGGCTGACAAGGTAGGATTCGAACCTACAACCTAGTGATTAACAATCACCCACTCTGCCGTTGAGCTACTTGTCAGTTATAATACATATTTGTTTACTGTCGTTATGCATCCTGACGACCTTTGGTATTTCCAGCGAGAATTGAACTCGCATCTAATGGTTGAAAACCATTTGTCCTAACCGTTAGACGATGGAAACATTGGAGCGTCATATCGGGCTTGAACCGATCCTACCCACTTGGAAGGAGGGCGTGCCACCGACAACACTTATGACGCTTTGGTGGGAGAGGTAGGATTCGAACCCACACATGAATAGAGAATGAGCCTATGCAACACCAGATATTGCTTGCTCTCCCATTTATAAAATTGAATTTTACCCCTATGGGATGTCACATATCAATAATCAGTGATCTCTTGGGCTTTTCAGGTAATCCCTCGTCTTGAACCTATCTAATCTTTAAAATAAAAAAACCTCCACTTTTTCGGTGGAGGTTGCATCATATTCTAGTTTTTATCAAATATAATCAACCACCCCCGAACATTGTCGGATTCCCTTTCTCGGTCTGTTGATTATGTTTTTGCATCTTCTGTAAATCTATTTAGTGTTTGTAGTCTGAAAATTTGTAGAGGGGTATGATTGGATGATCGAAATACCGCTCAATTCGCTCCCCGTCAGGCGTTTCCTACCTGCTACTTTTTTATTTAATCACAGCTTCCTTAATTGTCAAGCGGCAATTTTACTCAGCCCCAACAAGTATCTCCGCAAAGGATGTAGACTACCTTCTCCTTTATGGATAAGCAACTGACTACCATCCACCAGACTCTTTACCATATAGCCACTTTTCTTCTCATCAAGATCTACGAGTCCACGCTTCATAGCATCCTTGAGCATATTCATGATTGCTTTCTTATCCCCGTGAGATCCCCCACCCTTCTCCAAAATCATCTCTACATACAAATTGCCAATATCGTCAAATGAACTCATAATATTATTTAACGTATTTCCTTCTCTTCATATGTCCACTGACTGAACTGTGCCAGTTCCTTTCTACGATTAAAGTCCCTTCTCATTGAAGAATCCTCCGATCCTCTTTTTTCAAAGTCTAAAGATTCGTAAATTTCGCTTATTTGTTGTTGATCATTCATTTAATTATTTATTACATTATTGATATTGTCTCTATGTGAGTTCCCAAATAATAATCAAACAATTGTTCAAATGAGCTTTCTAGCTGTAGAATAATGTCTCGGGCATATATAGGATCTTCAAGTCTGTAATTCCTACCCGTATCGTTCCCCCATGCCTTTTTATTACTATCAGTTAAATTTTCTGGTGGCTCATTGAAGGAGAGTTCCCCATCAGCCAATAAATACTGAGCAAAACATTCATATATAAACTCTCCAGTTCTTGGGAGTTTCTTCATTCTAGCACTACGAAACTTACCAATGGATTCAAATAAATTACGAACAATATGTTGATTTGAATATATTAACTCATTTCTACCATGCTCTAGCGATACACCATAGCAATCAGTTAATAGCTCACGGATTCCACGATCTATTTCTCTCATGAAAGGCTGGATTGAATTATCATTATAACGCTTACGATATGTAGCGGCCATGGAATGTCCAATTCTATGTGCTATTAACCACGATGTAAGTGCCACCTTCTCCGCCGCAGAGTTATTTGTGAAGAATATGGTGATCTCATTCTCCCCGGGTTCTGGAAAATCCACCCCAGATTTTAATCCAAGTAACTCCTCAATCTGCTGTAGATCAACTTTACCGACCTCTGAGTGCTTCCATGCGTTGGGTAATTTAACAAAATACAAATTAAAGTCCCAATTACCGATACGATTGAATTTATCTTCCAGCTTCTTCAATCCAGATGGAGATGATAATATACCCACGGATGCCTTATCATAACCATGTCTATTTTTCTTATCGTCCCACTTACCAATCTTCTGCATATTGGTAAGTG